TACTGGAGATCAAGGACCACCCGGACCAACCGGAGATCCCGGTGCATCCGGAGCTAGCGGAACAGCCGGAGCAACCGGAGCTACTGGAGATCAAGGACCACCCGGACCAACCGGAGATCCCGGTGCATCCGGAGCTAGCGGAACAGCCGGAGCAACCGGAGCCACTGGACCTACTGGAGCAACCGGAGCCACTGGACCTACCGGAGCCACTGGACCTACCGGAGCTGCTGGAGCTGCCGGAGCCTCTAACACTATAATCGCTAGTAGTTTTGGCGGGTTGTAGTTATAATTGTCTATACTAAAAAGGAGCACATATGCCAGTTACATCGACACCTATTTTTCCGCAAGCACCATACTTTGTCGCAAAGACACTTGCAGCACAAACAGCTTGTACTACTAGAGCTCCTACTGCAACAGCATCACTAGCAGCAGCAAATATTGTAGAGGTTGTACCAGCTTCAACTAATGGGTTAAGGATTGATAGTATTCAAGTCAACTCTTGCTCTACTTCTTTTACTTCAGCCACTGCTGGTAATATCGTAGGCATATGGGTATGGGATGGTACTACTGCTTTCTTGTTTACAGAAATACTTGTGACCGCTGTAACTCCTTCCACTACTGTTGCTGGGTTTACTACTACTTTGACTTTCGTAAACCCTCTTGTATTACCCCCTACATTTAAGCTTTTTGCTTCCGTTAGCGTTACTACTACAGCTAGTACTACAGCTTTGCAAGTTTGCGTGATGGGGGGAGCATATTAATGCCAGGAGCATTTAGTTACGGAATGACTCCGGCTAACTCTCCAAAGGGTTCTGCATTCCAAGCAGTTCAGCCTTCTGTAATTCCTGTTGGTGTTATCGAAATGTTTGCTGGTTCTACCGCCCCTAATGGATGGCTAGTTTGTGACGGAAGAACTGTAAGCAGAAAGACTTATAGCGATCTTTTTAAAGTCATTGGCACTACTTATGGTGCTGGAAATTCTAACGATACATTTACTTTACCAGATATGCGCGGTAGGTGTCCAATTGGCGTAGGTACTGGTTCCGGTTTAACAGCTAGAACATTAGCCTCAACTACGGGAGCAGAGACTGTTACTCTGACTGCTTCCAATATTCCTTCAATTACAACTGGAACTCAAAGTGCTAATCATACTCACTCTGGGACTACTAGTGGAATCTCTGCAAACCATTACCATCAGAATTACTCCGATGGTGTGGGCAGCGGAAACATGGGAAGAGCACAGTACGGATTTAGTGCTCTTGGTGGAGGGTATGCAGGGCAGATTATCGTAGGAAGTGGTGCAAATGGATATTCTACTTCTTATACTGGCTATGTCTCAGGAGATCATACCCATACAGTAACGACAGGTAACGAAAGTGCAAACCATAGCCACACTTATACTAACAATAGTCTAACAGCTACAAGTATAATGCAGCCAGCTATTGCCATAAACTTTATAATCAAAACATAGGAGGTTATATGCTTCATTTAGGAATATTTAAAACACAGAGGTTAGTAGCAGACCAATACGAGGATATCTATAATTTAACATTAGATCAAAAAGATGAGTCTAATGTTGTTAAGAACTCTACTATGCCAGTTCCTTTAAGCTCAGACCTTGGGGCTTATTTGACAACTTTAATTAATCAAGTTTCAAATTTCATACCGAGTGCAGAACCAGACGAGCTATCTCAAGCTAAAGCTAGAAAACTACAATCCATAAACAATGAATGGATTGCACTAGAGAAAACCGGATGGGACTCGGGTAACGGCTACCACCTTGGTATCACCCCTTCTGATGTTGCCCTTATCGTAGGAGTGTTCTCTTTGGCTAGAGAGGCTTCAGCTATGGGCTTACCTTTGCCAGGATTAATTAGTTTAGAAGGAAACCCAGTTGAATTTGAAACCATACAAGATATGACTGTATTGCTTATGTACTATGGTAAGGCTAGATCTGATATGGCTAATGCTTTTGCTGCTAGACGAAAGGCGGTAGAAAATGCTACTATGATTGAAGAGATACCTACAATTTAAGAAAGAACAAGTATGATACCTTTTAAAACTCGAGTGGCAGTTCAGCTCAGTGTAGAAGATCCCCACGATTTAGAACCTATCAAACAAGCTTACTGCGTACTCGTTGAAGTTCATATGAACTTTGAACTTGAAGCTATGGTTGCTGTGTTTAAGTGCTGGAAGAGTGAACAAGCATTTCTGTCTGACCGCAAAGCATTTCATACTATTGAAATTCCTTTCCCCCCAGAAGAGGGCGGTAAAGAATTCTTTGAAAAGTGGAACACAGACGCAGCAAGCGTAATTTTAAGCACACATCTGCGAAATCATTGTTTACTCCATCCATCTCTAGCACAAGCAAAGGTCGTAAGTGAGTAAGACTCAGCTTGTCATCAAGCACAAATGGGCACTAGGTGACACTGTGTTGCTAACCGCTCTTGTTCGTGATATTCAACTAGCCTACCCCAATCAGTATCAAATCGTAGTAAACACCAACTGGAGTAATGTCTGGTGGAATAACCCCCATGTCGTAAGGGCTGACGCAGCGGCCTCAAGTAAAGCAACGCATGTAGAGGTAAGCTGGGGCGATGCTATTCGCTGGAACTCTTATGCTAAGTATAATGACCGGCGTGAGATGAAACATATCCTAGCTTGGTATCACTACGACTTCGAACGCAAAACCGGCATCCATGTCCCAGTGACGAAACCTCGCCCAGATCTTCACATGTCTGAACAAGAGTTAAATTCCAGAATTGAAGGACGCTATTGGGTTATCTTATCCGGAGGTAAACTAGACCTAACTGCCAAGCACTGGCACGCACATCGAGCACAAGAGGTGGTAGATAAGCTGTTGGCAAAAGGTATTCACTGCGTACAAGCTGGGGCAACCCATACTAACCATATACACCCGCCATTGCAGAACACTACAAACATGCTTGGTAAAACTGAGAATGTAAGAGATTTATGGAATATCATTCGCTATGCTGATGGTGTGATTTGCGGGGTAACTGGTGCAATGCATATCGCAGCAGCCTTTGAAAGACCTTGCGTGGTTTACGCAGGCGGGCGAGAAGATCCTTGGTTTGAAGCCTATGTAAATGGTTTTCAAGCTTTTGGGCCAACTGCTGAACCTGTGAAAGTAGAACACAAGTTTTTACACACTATTGGATTACTAGAATGCTGTGCAACTCAAGGGTGCTGGAAGAACAGAACAGTAGCTTTAGACCCACAAGATCTAACACGCAAAGCACACACGCTCTGTCGGCAGCCGCTTCGCACCGCTCCTCATCCAGTACCGAAATGCCAAGACTTAATTTCATCCGATCATGTAGTAGAGGCAGTTATGGACTATTACGATAAGTCGGTGTTACCCCCTATTAAAATTGTAGACAACCCTGCTCCAACTGTAAGCATAGTACGAGTGCAAGAGGGTAACCCTATAACAACAGAAATGCCTATAAAGATTGTGCGAGAGCCCTCCACCGCTATCAAAGAACAGAAACCTTTTCAAAAGGTTCATCCACAAGAACTCACAAGTGTAGGGGTAGGGCAGATACAGCGGCAGTTACCTCTCATGGATAACCCAATAATCGGAGGTAAGATTACTATCTGCGTTCTTTGTTATGGACCTCACCCGCAACTCGCCAAGACTTGTCTATCCAGCATTCTAGCTACTATCCCACCCGAACGATTAGACTTGCGTATTGGGCTTAATGAAGTGCATCCCGATACTTTTGCTTATGTGAAAACATTACCGGTTACAAAGATCTACGCAAACAGTCTTAACCGTTATAAGTATCCTGTCATGCGAGATATGTTCTGGGATGAGCAAAGACCTATTACCACGAACTATGTAGTATGGTTTGACGATGATACTTGGGTAGTTAATCCAAACTGGATCAATGATTTATGCCAGACCATCATAGATAATCATCCTAAAAATTATCGTATGTTTGGTTCTTTAATGTACCATGATTTAACAATGTATGCTAAAAATGGCAACGACCCTACCGCTTGGTTTAAGACTGCAGACTGGTATCGTGGGCGTAATTTTCGAATGCGTGGCAGTCAAAAAGAACAAACAAATGGAAGTGTGATAGACTTTGCAGTAGGGTGGTGTTGGGCTATAGCTACGGAAGCTATTCGCAAAGCGAATATCCCAGATGTAAGGCTTGGGCACAATGGCGGAGACATTACATGTGGCGAAGCATTGCACCAAGCTGGCTTTGACATCAAGCAATGGAATATGGGCAAATCGCTAGTGGCCTGCCCAAGTATGGCTAACGGCGGGCGACGAGGTTATTCTGAGAAATTCCCATGGGCAAACGAGTAATAAAATGAATAAAATTGGCTTGTGCATGATTGTTAAAAACGAAAGCAAAATAATAACAAGATGTCTTGATAGCGTTAAACCCTTAATAGAGTATGTCTGCATCGTAGACACCGGATCAACAGACAATACGATTGAAGTAATTCTAGCTTGGCTTAATAAAAATAATATGTTGGGTAAGGTAATAACAGAACCTTGGAAAGATTTTGCTCATAACCGAACGTCTGCTCTTGCTCACATCCGAAAACAAACTGACATTGATTATGTGCTGATGATTGATGCAGATGAAACCTTAGTGTATGACAATGATTTTGATGCGAACAAGTTTAAACAAAGTATGGACAAAGATCTTTACATGATTAAATGTCATCACGACAACATCGTGTTTGATCGACTATCCATTACGAAGAATAAAAAGCCCTATGTGTACAAAGGAGTGCTGCACGAATACTTAGACTGCGAAGACCCAATAGAAACTAGAGCTGTGTTACTTGGTGTTCGCAACACCACGCCACATGACGGAGCAAGAAGCCAAGTTAATAAGTTTGAGAATGATGTGGCCATTTTTGAGAATGCTCTTTTGACGGAAACAGATCCATTTCTAATAGCAAGGTACACATTTTACCTTGCGCAGTCATTCCGAGATCTGAATCAAGATGCCAAAGCATTAAAATTCTATCTTCAAAGATCTACACAAGGTTTTTGGTCTGAAGAAGTATATATGGCTCTTTTAAACGCAGCTAGGCTTAAAGAAAAGCTAAAGTATAAAGATGAAGATATCATCCAAAGCTACATGCAAGCACATGAAGTCATCCCCCATAGGATTGAAGCTATACACGGAGCAGCAAAGTTTTGTCGCACAAGCTCAAAATACCATCAAGCTTATCTCTTAAGCAAATGGGGGCAAAGCCTTCCGGTACAAAAAGATGGGTTGTTTGTAGAAGCTTGGATCTGGGATTATGGCATAGAAGATGAAGTTAGTGTAAGTGCTTATTGGTCAGGGCATTACGCAGACGGTTTAAAAGTTACTAAAGAGCTATTGAAAAAGATACCAGAGAAACATTTAGATAGAGTGAAACAAAACCTAATCTATTTTGAAGGTAAGATTTGATGCTGGTTTTAGACCACACCATAATGCACGAATTGTGGCAAGATCCTCTATTCTGGGAATGCGTACCCTGCCTTGAAAACTACCGAGAAGAAGCAGAGCAAGTAGCTGTGCAAGCAAATATTGCACAAAGTAGTCTAAAAGTAAAACACAGTTCGTTGTATACTCAATGGCTGCAACTACTGCACGAGTGGGCAAAAGAGCAGCCCGCTAAGGTAGGACAGCTAGTAGACTACATTCAACAGAAGCGTCCGCATTGTGCAGAAGATATAGCCCTACCGCTTATGCTAGGGCAAAAAGATCAAGTGTTTATTTTTAGGAAGTAATTACATGACTCGGCGTATATGTCTTACACGATCTGCGACTACGACTACTTCAAATACAAATTACGGTACTTACCGTCTGCGGGTTGATGTCGTTGCAGTAGAAGGTCCAGACCTAGATGCCAATATTTTTGTGTACCGAAACAATCCGCCAAGTCCTTACACAACACTATCCACAGATACATTTGAAGCCGTTGCGGGACCGCCTCAACTTGCTAACATACCTGCAGGGGCTTCAAATCCGGATTTGAGCTGGCCTTACTTTCGTTTAAACTATATTGAGCTAGATGTGGCCTCTACAGCAGAAGCAGATGGAATCTGGGCAGAGATTCAAGCGGAGACTAAAGAACTGCTTGACGCGCTAGAGCGGCTGTCTCAACTTCAAGTAATTCAAACTGTGTGGTTTCCTTCTGCACCACCTACCCCATAAGAAGCTATTAACTACAAGGAAAACAAACCATGGCTGAACTAAACAAAATGTTAATCCTAGAAGAATCTGTGCTACTAGGTATGATTGGTAATCCAACCTTTGTACAAGAGTTTCCATTCATGGCTGGGGCCGATGGTGTTATAAACGCCAAACCTTCTGGATGTGGTCGCTGCAATCAGAAAGCGGGAAGACGAATCCAAGCACTCAATGGCATTAAGCAATCAATTGTTTCCATGAGTGTTGAGAAGAAACTGAAGCTTAAACAAATGGTAAATGCAGAAAAAGTCCGTGTTCTAATCTCCGCCGGCGGTAAGGTTACCGAGTACACTTTCTAGCCTAAATAATAGGCAAATTCGTGTCATTATTATATGAGAGCGATTAGCTCTTGAACTCTTTTATCTACTTGCTAGTGCTAGCAAGAGTTAGGAGTTCTGTTTCTAGGTATGTATGTAGGGAGACAAGTTATGATAAGCAACACAAACGGTATGGCTCTTTTCGTTTTAGCTCGCAATCATGGGCATGAGTGGACAAATCACACTTCGTTACAGCAACTTCAAGATGTTGGGTGGGCTATGGCATCGATGGCTGCGAATGACGGAGTGGAGCGGTTAATGGCAGAAAGACAGAAAGAAAATTTGTCGCTGCCTGGTGGGATCTCCGCAGACATCGCCCACACAACCGGCAGTGGTCGGTTAAGCTGGTTCTGCTACCAGGGCGAGTCTGGCCGGATCAGTATGTCAGTGAATAGGCCCGGTGTGGGGCTTACTGGCAGCACCTCGGTGGTGCTGAGATTGGAGGCAATTTGCTTCAATCACCCAGCAGGGCTTGAGTTGATATGGGAACTTGACGATATCGAGCTAATGGAAGATCTTGTACACCTTAGGCATATCCGAGCAATCACGGTTGCTCTCTTTAACAAGGCCGATGAGGCCGAAGTGGAGTGGTTTTTGGGGTTCATTAAGAACCCAGCATTCTGTTCGAAGATCCGTAAAGAACTGACGGATGAGACGGAAGCTGCTGAGCTGGCAGCTGGGATGCCCGCCCAGCGACCAACTTCTGGTACTGTGCGGGCCCCCGCCATAGTCGATTAATAAAACCGTCCTGAGCCGACGTTAAAGGGCTCATTGTTATAATTCCCCGCCCTCGCTTACCAGCTAATGGTAAGTGAGGGTTTTCTTTTTTAACTATCGGAGAACAAGTTATGGCCAAGTTTGAATGCAATGAGTCAGAAGGGCTGTCATGTATAGACCGCCTTTCCAAAATGGACCCTGCCGCCCGTTGGCATGACTCCGAAGAGGAGAAATGGGCGAACAGCGGTGCAGCCCTATTTATAGGGGGCCCAGAGGAACCGAATGGCGGTGGCTTCTATTGCCAGTTCTTTGAAGACGAAAGGGAGATAAGGTGTCGCATCACCTACTCCTCATATAAGGGATTCAGTGAGGAGAGTATAAAAGCTCTCCTCGAAGAGTCGGTAAAAACCCCCATTGTACTTGCTCGGAGGTATTAGTGGAAACTGTGACAGTTAAAAAATCCTTGTTCTCCGTAATAAGACGGACAAAATATCACTTCACCAAAGAGCCAAGGTGGGAGACGCTTGTTCCCACCTTGGTTTTTCTAGTGTCCATGTTAATTGCTTGTGCCTATTACAAGTTTTAGGAGGTGCTATGAAACGGGAGTGGGAACAAGTTGACTGGTTACCAGCTGGAGCTAAGTACACAGGCAACAGATATGTGGTTTGGGATTGGTACTTAGCCGATAAGAAGAAGTTGGTGACGGTATTTAGGGCATACACCACCGCAAAAGCTGCTGCTAACTATTATCAAAAAGTTAGTAGAGAAGCTGCCTTTTTTGGTGGGCTAGTTAAACGTTTGGGGGTTAGGCATATGCCTTACAGTAAGTTGATTCCCATCACTAAGGTTTACGACCCTAAAAACGGAAAACCAACTAAGATACCAAAAAACGATGGATGCTCAGCTGTTAGCTGGGCAGCTGCATCGTTGTTAGTCTTTGAAGGTTAGTCTTTGAAAAGCCCTCAGCTAAATAAATGGCAATTCGGTGTCATTATTATATGAGGGCAACCTTAACTATTACGCCCTCGCTTGCCAATTTTGGTAAGCGAGGGTTTTCTTTTACCTACTTAAAGGAGTCAGAGATGAGTGAGTTTGAAAAAGAAACTTTGTCGGATTTGGCAAAGGTGATCCGCCTCCAAGCGGATCGGCCTACACCTCCAGAGTCTATCTGGAGACAGATCGAAAACTCGTTGCTAGGGGCAGTAATAATGTTTTTAGCAACATGGTGGCTAGCCACCATAATTAAGTTTTAACCAACGTCCTAAGCAAGACGTTAAAAGGCTTCGGTATTCTTACCCGTTAGCGTTGCCTGAAAATACGGCCTAAATCGCAAAGGACCTTATGGAGTGGGGGATTCACTCTGGAGTTTAAGGTTAGTCACCTTGCGCTACTCTTCAAGCGGAAACGACTAGTTAGCAATAGCAAAGCCAGTAGCTATTGCTAACTTGCGCACTGGAGGCATGACAAGCCCTCCGGCTGGTCCCGACAGACTTCGGGAGAGGTAACCCACCTAGCGAAAATGGGAATTAGATGAAAATTCTAATCGCCCTCGACAAGGCGTTAAAAGGTCAGGCTTCATCGTTACCCCTCGCTTGCCTGCTACAGCAAGTGAGGGTTTTTTATTTGTAGCAAGTTTTTAGCAGGGAGGTTTTTGTTATGAGCCCTTACACTTGCCCCTTTTATGGGGAACTAAGCCGAGAGGAATATGAGTTGCTAAAAGTGCCACACGGCACAAGCTTCAGTCATGTCCGCATGATAAGAACAATCAAACGTATCGAGCGTTTAATTGTTCTTGGTGCAATAGCGGTGGCGGTGGTGGTGGCGGTGGTGGTGTCGGTAGTGTGTTTAGTTTAAACTTTTAAACCCCTTGTGTGAGGCACAAGCGCAAGGGGGCAATCTAGTGCCATGGAGATAGACAATGACCGAGGTGATGTTTGAGAAAATGTCGGAAACAATCGGCGAAACAATGGGTAGCCAGTTTCGGCTGGCACAGTTGGCCCAAAAGGCCAAAAGATTGAAGGGAAAAGGCAAGAAATTGCCAAGGGGTTTTCAACTAGAGGCAGCTGACCCGCAAAAGGTGGGGATGTCGGAGCAAGCATCCGATGCCTTCAGCCCTGAGGCACTAGTCGAACTTTTTGCCCATCCGGCAAAGACAGTAGACTGGGACCAATTGGATTCCGTAAATTATTTCTGGGAGGGCGAGTAATATGTTGGTACTTACTAGAAAACCCGGTGAAATAATTATTCTCGACCTTGATGGTCGAGAAGTTAGTGTGCATATCTTGCACACTTCCACAGGCAGAGTTTCCCTTGGGGTTGATGCCCCGAGAGACATCAAGGTAAGGCGAGGAGAACTCGCTACAAATCCTACCAAGATGGTAGGAACAATTGGGTAAACCCAATGGTCGCAGTATGCGATTTGTTATTGTTGCTTTATTGCAATAATAATGAATCTCATACTGCGGCCGTTACCTTCCTATTGCTACAACGCAATGGGAAGGTTTTTTTCTTAGCTATTGGACAAGGAGATGATATGGAAGCCGAACGAGATAACATGTCGGATGTGTACCAGAGCTTCATGCTGCAGGTGCAGTCCACGCTGGAAGCTAACCTAGCACCAAAGGCTAAGCTGGATATCATTGCGGAAGTCGTGGAAGACTTCCAAAAGTTCCGTAAAGCATGTAGGCATGTCAAGCGAGTACTACGAAAACAAAAACCCTCAGATAAGTAATTTTGATTTCTTTTTGAGGGGCAACATACTAAACTAAACTTAGTTCAACAAACGAAAGGAACTAAACATGGCCGTAAAAGCATTGGTAGTAGAAATCTTGGGAGATGGTAGCCGAGGCATAGTCACTATCGAGAGTGATCTGCCTGACTTCGTAATGCAGATTGAAGAACTTCAGTCTGCCAAAGCAAGGGACTTTGTCTTGCAAGCAACTGTAAAGGCGGGCATCAAGGGTCTGCCTGGCATTAGCCGGACAGTGGATAGCCCTTATCCTGTAACAGCAGAGGGTGAACCTCTTGAAACTCTTAAGGATGAGAAGGGTTTGCCAATCCCTCTGACCGACCCTAGGGCAACCCCCAAGAGCTACAGAGCTCGCTACGAGGTCACTGCCCGTCAATGACCCAACATGAGATGATCATGCTTGATGAGGCAGCAACAAAGCGTCTCATCAAAGCAGTAGGTACTGATTTAGAGCAAATCTTATGGCTGGCGGACTGGTTGCTGCATCTGAATGTATTTTCAGATGCACAAGTCTATGATACATTGAACTTTGTAAAATCTGGAATTGAAGCTTTTGCAGTATCAGTAAAGACTGACACTCCACAAGTTACCACTGTCTGTGTATGTGATTCCCGCTGGGTTTCCATCTCGGGTGCTGCTTCTTTTCTAGATACGCAAACCTCGGAAGTGGTAGAACAATTACCACAAGCAGCGGTAACGCATATCTTTTGCGACCTAGCTGCACTACAGCTACGCATGGAACACCGAAAGAGGAAGTTCAATGGTCCACAACCAGCTACTAAAGAACCTGCTCAAGCAAGCAGCAACAAGCCAACTGAGCAAACCAGTAGCTCCGAAGATGATTCAGCGCACACTGCTGATGTCTGAGGACGCATTTGCTACACCGCTATTCTTACTAGTCATGGATAAGTATGGCCCAGAAGCTATGCAATGGGCACCAGAGACGATACGCATGGAGTTAGAAGCGGATTTCCAATGTGAGCTGCCTTCGTTCTCCCTCGATAAAATCATGGCTGCAATTACAATTGTAACCACAAACTTCTTCTACAAGGATGTAGGTAGGTTCATATCTATCTGCAACATACTCGCAGGGGACGACTTCAATCCCGAAGTCTTTGACCCTGCAGACACAGACGAAATGCTTCTTGGAATTACGGAAGCCATGCTTTTATGGCCTCCGGATGAAGATAAGAATGACTCAGAATTTTGTGAAGAAATCCGAGAATACATTTCACAAATGTTAAAGGTAGAGGGTATACTTCACCCCTTCGATGTCCTGCGATTGGCGTTTCCCGCCGACCAATCGATAAATGTGGACGCAGATTACGCCGATGATCCAGAGATGTATTCTGCCATTTATCAAGTACAGCAGGGGAAGACAAACGAGACGCGGGCTATATATCTGGATAATGTCTCAGCGTTGGCTAAACAATTATCTGCGTTGTCTTTGCAAAACGGCAGCACAGAACCTATGGTTAAACAACTACAGGATATTGTACAAAAGGCTGGGCTGGGATCTTCTCAAGGAGAAGCGTTATGATGAGTTTGATTGCGGTAGGATTGTTATCGATAACAAGTGCGGGCGAACCTGCACAGTGTGCGGGAGCTAATTGCTCTGCTACTCGAAAAGTAGAAGTAAGCCGAAGCAGAACTCGGACGCACAGCCGCATCCAGTTTGAACAAGAGTACAATGGTAAAGTACCAGTTCCGGATGCGTGGTTTCCTTGGAAACCAAACAGTACTGATATTAAAAGATTTAATCACAAAAAACGCTGCTGCCGTTAAGCACTAGCGTTAAATAATAAACCAAAGGACTAGCATGAAAGTGCTGGTCCTTTTTCTTTTATAGGAGCACAAAATGGAACCAGTAAAAGTCGTAGTGGTATGGGCATCCACCCAAGAGAACTTAGACAAGGGATTTGTCCACATAGTGACTGGGCACGAAGGCCCAAGAGTGTACGACAAGGATGCCTTGGATACAAGAATAGAAGAGGACGGCAAAGACATCCCATATGCGTTGTCTTGGCAGGAAGCTTGGCACTTCATGGATGGAGCTAATATCGGAAAAAAGGTGCAGCTGAATCTGAAGACAGCGAAGCGTATTGGACTATTTAAATAAGGAGAAAGAATGATAGTCAATTTAGTCTTTAATGAGCGGGGTCGGGCTCGGTCTAGAGGAGCGTATCACCCACTCAGAAAACGCTACCCATTTACTAACAACGAGAAAATCGTCGTGAAGTTGGCAGCGGGTATAAAAGAAATGACTATGTCAGATTACATAAGGTCGGTAGTTGTACCGAAGGCAGCGCAAGATGCAAAGAAAATAAACGAAATTCTCGACACATTATAAAGGAGAAATCATGAGTCATCTCGCAAGCGGATTTTGTGTCACAGATATTGAGGCACTCGCCTTGACTGTGAAGGAAAAGTGTCCGGAGCTAGAGCTAGTAAAGCAAAAGCATTATAGAACTTGGACCACCGATCATGGTGGTAGGCTTGTGGGGGATTATCCCCTACCAGGCTTGTATCAGTTAAAAATGATGGCGGTACTGAAGCGACAAGGCATTGATGTGCATGCCAAGGCAGAATCACAGGGAGTTAAGCTCCCAGCTAACCTCGCAGAGTTGGAGCTAAAGTCTTGGGACCTAGCCCAGCAAAAGTTGCTGCTGCAAGATGCAGAGTTCAAAGCTGCGTATGAAAAGATATGCAGTGAGACAGTAGGTCAAGATGCCGAGTTCGTTATTCGATACAAACAATCGAGTAATAACAACAAAGCCTACGAGATAGGCTTGATCCCTCACCCAATAAGGAAAGGTGAGTACTTAATGATGACGGACTTCTATGCCCAAGGGAATGGGCTGCTTAATGCCCAAGGGGTAGGCCAGTACAAGTACAAAGACGGCAGCTGGGGTGGAGAACTTAAGCAAGCCTATGCAGGGATGGCTGCAGAAAGGGCCATCGTCTCTCAGATCAAAGCTGGAAACCCTGAGTATGGTCGGTATGAGAAGACTGTACTTCCCGACGGCAAAATCAAAATAGAAGTCTTTCCAAGGAGTTAAGCATGAACAACAAGAAGATCGTCATCATGATCGATGACAAAGGCGAAGTGCAAGTAGAAGCCTTTGGGCATAAGGGCGGAAGTTGCACCAAGGCAACGGATCCACTGACCAAAGCGTTAATCGGCGGAGTGATAGAAGATCGGAAAAAACCCGAATTCTATCAAAATGATGTGTCAATAAAAGTGCATGAATTCGAATAACTAAAGGAGTCAGTATGAACATTGTAGAAAAATTGAATGGGTATTTCGCAGCCGGCCAGTCTGGACTAGTGCTTACCTCAGTCGAGCCAGAGGAGTGTCTTAGGGAATTGGCAGAAGCGGCAAGGGCTTCCCAAGGTACGGAAGACAGACTTGACCTATTGTTCTGGGATGTGGCAGACGGAGTTACCGACGCACATGGTAACCCTGTCAACCTCGGGGCAGCAGATGCCTCGCAGGATGACGACATCGCAGCATTGGGTATTAGCAGCTCGTCTAAGAAAATCGGGCTGCATGACTGCTTCGAGATCGTGCTAGGCATGATCCGTGGTCGTGCTTACCGAGCAGCAGCAGACGAAGTTAGTGCGGATGACAAGCACATGCGTGTGCTAGTCGTAAGAAACTTTGATAGGCATCTAATGCCACAAGGCCAGCAAGGTGCACTAGACTCGGTGCTGCTAGCCCAAGCACAAAAGTTGATCAATGAAGGTCAAGCAACGCAGGTGTTCTTGATCATGCAGACCACCCCAGAGTTCGAGCTTCCGATGGAGCTCATGGTCCATTGTGAATATGTCGTGCATGAGCTTCCTACTGGGGAAGAGCGTAGCACCATCATTACAGACCTAGGAGTGTCCGAGGTCAGCCAAGCCCTGCTAAACGCAACTGCGGGCCTATCTAGGGCCAAGACGGCCCAGTATGTAGCAGAGACGATGGCAAACTTTGGGTACCTCAACCCAGCTGCCATCTTCCAGAAGAAGGCAAGCCACTTGTCTAGGGCATCTAAGCTGGATGTCTGGAGCCCCGAGTTCGTCACCCAGATCAAGCTGTGGCCAACCCCCAACTGTCTTGAGTTGCAAGATGCTACAGATGTGACGATGATCCAAGAGGAGACTCATGTCCAGAACAAACAGCTCAAAGAAGGGGAAATCCGTGTTAGGGTCAAGTTCATTCAGAACGGCAAGAAGATAGAGAAATGGCTAGACCCCATGCTATCCAGTTACTTTGAGCACACTTGTAGACCCGAGCGTGACTTCTTCTCGCTCAAGTCGGTAGTTGGGCTTAATGGTTTGAAAAACTTTCTAAGGAAAGGTTTCAGACCAGAGGTGCCAGATCGTGCTCGTATGAAGCATGTCCTTATGCTAGGTGTCCCGGGTACGGGTAAGTCCTTCACCATGCAGTGCTGCTCTGGTGAGTTCAACACTCCGCTGTCCAGCATGCAGGCTTCTAACTTATACAGCAAGTGGCTGGGCGATACCGACAAGATCCTAGCGAGGATGCTATCCACAGTTGAGATGATCGGTGGCATCCTTGCTATCGACGAGTTTCAGCGGTTCCTTCCTCAAGGTGGTGGTGGCGAAAGCGGTGGGGTGGAAAGCCGTCTGCTGGGTACGCTGCTTGGCTGGTTTAACAATCAGCAGAGCAATCTGGTGTTATCGGCAGCTAATAACATTAGCAATCTACCCGACGAGATCACTCGCTCTGGTCGTGTGGATGCCCTAATGTTCGTAGGTTTCCCAGGCAGAGAAGCCAAGGATGCTGCATGGGCTATGTACATGAAGCGTCACGAATTGGTTGAACAAGAACGACCAGAAGACAACTATTGGACTCCAGCTGACATCATGTCGTGCTGCCGTCTTGCGGAGTTACAGGGCGTAACCATCAAGTACGCAAGTAGGTGGATAACTCCATCCTACGAAAAGAATCAGAAACAGATGGATAGTTTAATGGAGTGGGCAGAGTCCGCTGGTTGTATCTGCTCTGAAAGCGGAGAGCGTTTTAAACATCCAAAAAGTGCAGGGAAGTCCTCTGTAACGGATGCACCAAAGAAAGTGACTAGAAAAGTAAAAACTAGTCGAGAACTCTAAAAGGAGAAAGAACATGGGAATCATTACAAGAATGCTAGTTAAGTTAGTGCCTCAAGAAAAAATCGATAGCCTCATCAAAGAGGTTATCGAGGAGAAGTTCAGCAATGTGTTAATGCAAGAGCAGATCCAGTTGTCCATACGGGCAATTGCACACACAGAGATAAACGAGTTAGAGTTGGAAGAAGCGGTTTCTTCCAAGTGGAGCCTCAAGGAAATAGCAGCTTCGGTTGCGGATGCACTCGATAAGGGCTTATTGGCAGAAGAGGTAGCGGAGCGGTTTACTGCATCCGAAATTGCCAGCGAAATAGATGCAGGTGATGTTGCCTACGAGATTGGTGCCTCGGAAGTGGCAGAGAATGTCAATCTAGATGATCTAGCTGGCTCCATTGATCTCGATGAGCTTGCTGACAAGATCACGGAAAAGAGAATGAAGGACATAGACATGTCTAAGATCGACTACGAACAACTAGCGATCTCATTAATGTCCACAATTAAATTACTAGCAACTCTCAAAGAAAAAGTTTCCAAATAATAAGGAGAATAGTATGCAGAAGGAATTATTCAGTACAGAAGGCAAAGCATTGGCAACTAACAAGACGGTAACCTATTGCACAGTGAAGTTCACTGTAGGCTGGTTGCCCGGAAGCATAGGCTTCACAGAACAAGCCAAGGCCGTTCTGGCCTCTGGTCTTGGCACAGACAGCAAAGTCATCCGAGGATCCTATGCGATCCTCGGTGCATCTAGAGACAGTCTAATCCAAGAGGGAGCTGCCCTTCGTAGGCTGTTGACTCTTATCCGTGACAGTTACACGATCCCCGAATATACCTTAGTTGCATCCGCAGCCCAAGATATCTCGACTCTTCGCCCAGAGAAGATCAAGGGTAGCTACTTGATCGAGTCCTGCAAAGTGGATGAGTTCATGGAAAGGTTCAATGCAGCACGACTGCAGTACCTTACATGGGGGAAGCGGGTATCCGAGCCAGATAACTACGAGCGGATTAAGGAGGCGGATCGTATATCCCTAGCAAAGGACTGGGATATCATCAGTTCCAAGTACCCAAGTGCTCATGCACTTGCGGACGCAGTGACTTGCGATATGCCTCGCATCGAGCCTTTTGATGCCTCATTCACCATGGCAGATGTCGCACCAGCAACGGCCAAGTTCCTACGAGAACAAGCAGAAGCACGACTCAATGCTTCTGTGGAAGGTGCTACCTCTGAGCTTATTGCTGAGTTCAAGGAAATGGTCGAAGCAGTCGCTAAGAACTGCGGTAAGCGTATCCGCCTATTGCCTGGGCTAGAGTCCAAACGGCAAGAGCTAAGGTATGCCGAAGTTCAGCAAATCCTCCGTCACACTGACGATGAGGAAGTACCAGCGGGTAAGCTTCTGGTAACAGTACAGACAGCAAGTCCTAAAGGCGGGTCATCCGATGCCTTCATCCAAACAGGCAAGCCAACTACCATGCTTCTCACCGAGGCAGAGTACAAGGAACTACAGCCCTACGAGACTGAAGAGCATCGTGCTCTCACTCAGTCTGCGTTTGAGAATCTTCAATGGCTAGCCCAGAAGATCTCCGCAGTCAAAACCATGCTGGGAACTAACCCAGAAGTTAGTAACCTAACCAGCCTTGCAGATGAGATCTCTGCAACTTTAGGCACCCTAGGCGGTTCTGCTGCTGAGATTACCAAGCAGCTTAAGAACTCAAGCTTTGCTAGGACTACAACCAAGCAAACATTCAATAAGTTCTTTGATCGTCTTGTAGCTCAAGACATCGAGATCAAAACTAAGAGCAAGGTAGCTCGTCGTAAGATTAAGGTAGGTGGGGGTGATGAATGATCATCTTCATCAAAAAAGATGGAACAACACAAGGGCTAGTCAGCCCAGTTACCCAGCTACTACAGCTGGGTAACATCAAGAGGGTTAGTCACATTGAACCTGTTAACTCCGTATTGCGGTGGTTGTTCCACCTCATTCGGTGTCGGGTCAAGGACACCTCTTATCTCGCAGCATTCACCCGCTATTGGCCTTGCCAGTGGCGGGCAAACATTATTGGTGGGCCTATCCTTGGCCCATTCAAAAGGCGTAAAGAGGCTATAGCAGCGGAAATTGTTTGGATTAATTTTACACTAGGAGAATAATCATGAGTGATTTGAATATCGTGGAAGTAACTGCTTTGGGTAAATTAGTTGAGAAGCAGCTCAAGCAGCTTAAAGATGCAGGGGAAACAGTTGCACCCGGCAACCATACCTTCAATTTTGATGTTCATTTGGACGGAAGTCTGTCTAGAGGGGAGGATACCAAGGCTACCCCTCCCTTTGCAATTGCGGGGTTCCTAAAGCCCTTGCTGTTGAAGTATGCGATGGGGCTAGGCAAAGAAGAAGGTAAGCAATGGTTGCAGAACTTGATGAGCGTACAAGCTGCGTTAGGGGCTGTCATTCAGCTGGGTGCAGACTCAGTGATGCAGTCGATTGACCCAGCGTTTACTGCGTTGTGGGCAGCAGCAGAGGCTAGTGCAAAAGAAAAATTTCAGTCAGTTGCCGAGAAGGCAGATAGGGCTGGACAAACCATCGTGGTCGGTGGTTTGGAAAAGATAGTAGAACCGGTAAAAATGCCTAAGATCGTAAGGTCAGCTAAGAAGAAGTAACATTATTTAGGACTAGCCTTGGCCATAAGCCTTGGCTAGTTCTTCCAATGTCGCATCATCGATCTCACGAAACTCTGCTGACTTGCTAAGTTGCGGATGCTGTCCAGCTTCGCTCATCAAGCGTTCGAGCAGCTCCGCATCTGGCCTAGGCAGGGTATGTGCTACTTCTGCAATCTTTTCGGGGTCTATGTCAAACCCACGGCATACCTCATCAGCAAAGTCGTTACCGAATAAGCTGACTACATCTTCACGCGCAAGCTTGGAGAACTGTGACTTATCGTATGCGTTCCCTGTTTGCAGTGTGCACAGCTTTGTGATATCTGCAGCAGCTTTCGTGTAACTGACTTTGAAAAGGACATCTTCAGCCCTTGGGATTAGTTCCGTGTACTTGCCCTTAAGCCCAATGTTATGGTCAATCAGATCGACTATCGCAGCCAACTTGATTAGCTCTCTAGGTTGCAATGCAGTGCGAGGAGTAGTCCTAACAGCTGCAGCAAGCTTTGTAATCGCCTCACGCTGTTCGTGCTTGTTCGCAAGCTTGGCTCTGTTCTCTAGCATGCTACATACTTCTAGAGGATCGGGTATACCTCGCCCTGCTTGCTTCTCGATGAAGTCGGTAATAGCTTCGCCCATGTTTGCACCATAGCGAGCAGCTTTCTCTAGAATCTTATCGGCAATTTTATTACGATCAATAAATGGTATTCGGTCACAGTTTGACTGCAACCACTCAGCTGCAGTTTTGACTTGCAAAGAATTGGTCATGGGGTAATAGCGTTCCTTAACTCCATCCTTGCTTTGCCATACATAAGCATAGCTGCTGTCTGGAAGTTGATCGCTGCCCTTTAAATCGGTGGCACGCTTGACTATTGCATCGTAAGCTGGGCGAATACCAAAATAATCAGAAAACCTTTTAAAGCGTTCACAAATTTTGTTTTGGTCGTTAGGATGGTACTCAGCTGACTTTTCATGGAAGTACGCTGCAGACAGCCAAGTAGCAGCGGCAGAATGACATGCGTACTTCTTATGGATAGGATCGGCATAAGCGGTGACTGCGATAGTTGCTGGAGCCATTGTGGTTTCCAGATCGGCATCCTTCACGAATTGCGGGAAATCATAACGCTGAGCAATCTTAACCAGCTCGGTTTTATTTTTGTCACTTGCAGGATCTAAAACTATAGAAGGCGAAGGCATTGTGTCTCTCCTAGATATTCATGCAGGGTTATCATTTGCAGCCATCGCTCCACTAATCGGGATGGAGCCAATCGCATCTTACCCAGTCTCAGCTAAGTGCCCTTACTGTGAAGCACAAGCTTGGGCCATTTATCAAGATACCAAAACTTTGGAAGAATGGTATTATTGCTCCCAGTGTAAGGCCACAGGGACGATTTTGGCAATGGCAGCTGCACGATTAAATATGCTTCAAGAAGAAGCTATGTACTATTTGGCCGAGCAGTTAAACCGAACCATAAGTCCGAGCAATATGCGATTATACCTACGTGGGCTAGGATTTTCTGCAAAATTACAAGAATTATGGAAACAATCTCAGCTTTCCATGAAGAACGAAGGCAGAGAGCATTATCAAGCCTTGTTACGATTGGGTTGGAATATATCTTCACCCATGAGTAAAGAACGACATCAGGCAGGTCCTGGGCAACTCTTGGGTATTTTAACCCCAACACAAGTCGCTAAGTATGGAAGATTCCGTTTACTTAAAAAGAAAGACCCTACCGTGGTAGTGCCTTATTACCGCTCACCTACTCAGATAGGTGCGCTAGCGTGCTTTAACAACGGAACTGAAACGATAGTTAATTCCAATACTGGCGGTGAGGTTGGGTTTGCTGGCTTGCCCTACCTATGGCAAATACAGTCTGACAGTCTTGTACTTACCTCAATGCTTACCAACATGGTTAGGCTGCAGCTGCGTAACTTCAACAGCAGCGAGATACCCTTGCCTATCTTAGCGTGGCGACAGTTCATGATCACGGAGAGGAAAAAGCAATGGCCCATGCTGGGAGGTAGACAACTCATCTTCTGGGAATGTCATCCTACTGCAGCAATATTGCATCAAGCCATGCTGTCAAATGCTTCTATGACTTTTACTGGTCCAGAGATTGTGCGACAGCAACCTAAAGAAGTTAGTGGACCTCGCTGGAATCGCTGGATGTCCGACATGCCAGTAACAGAAGTCTACCAGCAGATAGTACGCACGGCTAAGCCTTATGAGCGAGCTCTTTCTAATTGGGCATTATATGCCGCACCCGCTGACAAGACTAAGTTACTTCAAGATGCGGAACAGCATAGTTCGGAAGTAGCTAAGCTTGTTCGCTCTTATGTTGCTCCAAACTTGCTCACAGAAGTTGGGAGAAGAATACGAGTTCCAATTAACCAGAAGTTACCAACAGTAGGTGGAACCACCTATATGGTAATGGTGGAGAAGAATAACAAGTGGTATGACGATGCGGGGAATGTAAGGTTTTCAGGCATTGTGCGTGTAGACAAGATAGTGATTCGCCCAGATGCATCTAAGGAATACGTCGGGTATCTGCAAACCAACAAAGGCAAGTATCCATTTAGAGTGCCGGTTGAAAAAGCTAACCTAGCTTGGATAACCGAATTCGGATTGAGCCATGGTATAGTTTTGCAATCCGACTGCTTCTGTAACATATGGGGTAATCGATGGCTGGAGAAGTTTAACCCATTCACAGCAGCTTGTCAGATTGAATTACCCGAGGTTGTCAATGGGCTGCAGTCTATCGGTTGGGATGGCAGTGGCTTTCAATTCCGTAACTCCAGGCTGTGTCGTGGTGAGTTTTCTTCAAATCCGGAATTTACATTTCCAGAAGATGCTCCCGGACCTAAGCAATTGCTTTGCCGGTTGCGAGATGATGTGATTCTTGCAATCAGTGACGAGAGTCCCGAGTTAGAAATAATATGGGCATTTGCTATAGCAATGTGCGCACAGGTCACAGCCCCTGCTGTAGGTTTCCCAGCTTATGGTATATGGGTAGACCATCCCACTTGCAGTTTATTCTTACAAGAACTGTACCATAGGTTTGAAATAAGATGTGGGCAACCTCGTGGATGGGTACATAAATGGCCTCGCAGAATTCAGCGGTTTGTCACTGCATTGACCCAAGATGACACTGGATTCTTTGTAACTAGCTTCGCAGCAAACCAGTGTAAAAGTGATACCTCTAATTTGATAAAAGTCACAAACATTCCCGAAGGGTTACAACCTCGAAAGGTAACCCATAGCTGTGACAAAATTGTGCTGCAGTATTTAAAACATTTCAGTAAGTCTGACCATGAGATACCAGCCAGCTGGGAAGCGTGGAAAGATTATACAGTAAGGCAAATGCAGCAGTTGTTTGGCTTTATTAAATCTAAAGCTTTAAACAATGCTCCAAGCCATCTGCACATAACCTAAGGAGTGTGGGTTTTCCCCAGACTATTAGTGGTGTCGGTTTTCCCCAGTATGTTAGTGGCGGACAACAGCTAGCGTATAAAATCAAAAGGAGAAATAGATATGGATAAGGAATTAGCTTTTTTTACAAGCGGGCAAGTAGCTAAACAACTCCAAATTCCTAGAGCAAAATTGCTTTATCTTATTGAAAAAGGCGATTTGTCGGAGGCTTCCTCTCGTGTGGCAGGAAGACGACTGTTCACAAAAGAAGATATTAAAAAAATAGAAATTTCTTTAAAACCGAAAGGGGTTAATGAACAATATGTCGTTAGATTTTCAAAACTTTCGAATTTACGTAGACCGTAAGGGTCGCATGCCTGTGCTATCCTACAAAAAGTGGAATAGCAAAACGCATCCATTTTACACAAGATATCAAAACAATCACCCAGTAGGTCTACACGGGCCTACTGAGGTGCTAAGTGAAGACATCACAAAGACTAAGGTGTATAGCTACGCTAAACACGAGTTCGTCAGCATTGTAGGTATCCCGCAAGAATAACTTATTCGGGGTCTTCTAATGCCCGACCTTTCATTGCAGATCGCACTTCATCACTGATGTTCATACTCTCATAAGCGGATAAGTCTGGCCATCGACCATGCATTTGGAACAACATCATAGTTCCCATAGTAACCGCTTGTGCAAAGTCATCTGGGCCAGCTGGATCTCGTAAGATTCGGTAATGATCCCTTCCGCTTCCAGATTCTGCTTTGTCTTCAATAAGGTTTAGAAAATCATGGAGCAACCCAATATCTTCTGAACCTCGATGATCGTATTGAAAGAAGCGTACTACATGGGATTTGATGAACTGGCAGCAGTAGTTCAATGCTCGATTACGATCCATAGTGTAATGGTTGCGGGGATGAAACTCGTTAGCAGGTTTAAAGTTGATCAACCCACTCTTAGCTGGTCCCACATAAGCTACTGCTAGTATGTTGGCTGGATCTAATCCAGATTGTACTAGCAAGGTTTCTCGAACAGTACCAGCTCCAGTGTAGTCGTGTACTATATGGCTGCAATGGAATGTCTGCATGATGCCAAGGATAAGCCTAGCTTCTCTCACATGTTCATGCGGAGTCATGCTGCGGAACCCATAAATGATGTCTACTCGCCCATCTGGAGTCAATCCGCATACTGCAATTGCGGTGTAGGATTGCAGACTCATGCTGCTTTTACCTCGACTTACACCACCGCCGCCCCAGTCTACAGAGACAAAGCGGTAAATGTAAGAATCAATGTGCTTTTTGGCTTCGTCTACTAGGCAAGGCCAAGGAAGACAGGCAGCCTGTTTTATGTCAGTAACAGTGACTAACTTAGACCCACTGTCCCACGACTCCCCGCAAACTTCGTTGTAGAAAACATTGACGGGAACATTACCCTTCCCATTCATCTTGTCTACAAGCTTCTGCCATTTTTCTGGATCAGAGTAATGCATCGGCATAATCAGCTGAGGGACATGATACCCAACAAAAGACCAACGCTTGCTTGCATTGCGATGAACCCATCGTCCTGTGCCACCTTGTGCTGCAGGTCGAGGGTTTATAGCTTTTGCACACTTAGCACAAATTACACCGGGTACAGTCTCGCAAATGCCGGAGTGTACTGGCCCAATCATCTTAATTAGGTCGTACTCTAATGCCGGAATGTTCCAATGTCCGCAGCCTGGGTGGGGGCAGCGGATAACCCATTCAGCCATGGAGGAATCATTCCAAAGCTTCTCGATGGTATTGTCTAGAGTCTTAGGAGTTCCAGCGTACTGGATAATACCCCAGTCCCTAGACGCAGATAGCGTTTCATGAATAATAGGTAGAAACGAAATATCCATGTACTGGATCTCGTCAATACAGTTCTTATCTGCACTTACCCCACGCACTCTTTCTGCGTCGGTGTAGGCAAAGGAGAAGAGCATCTGAGACTTATTCTTGAATGAACGCTGTAGCACATTGTTAATCGTAGTCTCTCCCGAAAACAGACGACCCACTGGGCTGCTTTCAATAAAAGGAGCTACATAATTTTGTGAAAACCTTCGCACCATTTCAAACAATGGTGTGATATAAAGTGTCGAAAAATAGGGAATACAGTTAGCAAACAACACTCCTTGCGCTGCAAGCGATGTGGACTTTGACACCTGTCTTCCTGTTTTCAATAGTGTGGTACGAGGCATTCTTGTTCTAAAGAAAGGAGCAAATGGAAAATGGTCATGTAAATGATATGGCTTTCCCCTAATAGATAACAAAAGGGGAAGCAATGGTTTTAATGTCAGATAACCCGTCTTGGCCATTACATGCTGAGCCATTCGTAACTGTTGGATTTGCTGAGTATCTAAAGAGTTCTTTACATAATCAGCCAACAGCGACGATTCCAGCATTGGGCCAAAGTCAATTTCGGAGCCCGAGCTTTGTTCCTCTGCCAATACTTGGCTAGAGGTTTTGCGTAACATGTTTATTTCTTCACTCATTAAGGAACTTTCTATGTCAAAGCCAGAGATCAGTGCTATTATCGGTATGTGTTTAGCATACCCTGTTCTAGTAATCGGAGTCAGCTGCTATTATACTGGAAAAGGGCTCACATCGGTGGGCTCAATGATGATAGACGCCAGCGGGTTGACTCCGATAATCAAGCCCGTAGATAACCACCAATAACTTTAACCAGGGGAGGCTATTATGCCATCTCGCAGCGCCATCGCCTATCAAATAAGAAAACTAAAAAAACCGCCCGGAGGGTTGTTGCCATCGTTTTCTACTAAACAATTGTTAATTCACCAATACCCAGACCCGACTGGTAAACCATTAAGTGAGCTAATAATTGGCGAAGGTGCGCCGTCCCCTGACCGAGTAGTGTTGGCTAATTGGTCTCCTCCCAACACGGAAGAGACGTAAAAAATGGATTCAACTATTGCAGTATGGGGGCTATGTTACACCATAGCCGTTGGAGTTTTCTTGGTGCAAGGATTATATCTTCTTGCTTTCCTAACAGGTTTAATCTTATATGCAGGTATGTATATTACCGGTAATTAAGGAATTTTTATGAATATTGTCGTTGCTGCGTTAGCCACTTGGCAAATCGTGGAGATATGGAGACACTCAAAACTGATGGCATCGTTGCGAAGTCGCACCGAGATGTGGGATAGCTTCCTAGGGGAGCTACTAAGTTGCCCCTTTTGCCTATCAGTCTGGGTAAGTCTCTTTTGTATGCTCGGTCTAGAGTTGGCTGACTGTGGATTGGCGGGATATATACTATCACTGATGATCTGTGCATTAGCGGTATCAAGGCTAGCCAATCTGGGCAACGACGTATTCAAAAGATTTTGTCTAACCCCAAAAATGGGAATAAATTTTAAAGAAATGGAGTAGTTATGAGTCAAGAACCAGAAGTCGAACCTAAATACATGTTTGACGAAAAATTGAATCACAAGTTTAGAGAAACCATACACTCTGCGTTTCTAGATGTTCCAGAACTACGCAGTGTAATAGTCGTGTATGACTACTACAGAAACCTAAACGATATCCAAAACATCGGCAAAGGGATGTGGTTGTCAGCAGAAAGTGGTAAAGAAAAACCAATAGACTCCGTTGTTGGGTCTTTTGGTGCATTGCTGCAAAGTGCAGCACACATCTTGGATGAGATGTTTCAGCGACATCAGACAATGCTAAACGAATTAACAAGCATGTCTAAAGAATTATTAGAAAAGAAAAATAAAGGAGTATAAATGACAACTACTGAAGCACCGATTGTGCCGGAGTTTGTTATCCGTAAAGATGGTAACGACATAAGTATACAGCTTAGGGTAAGCTGTATCGGAAATGGTTACCTAGTGAAAACAGGCGGTGCCCCCCTTTACTATGCAGCCAAAGAGGAAATGGCAAAAGCTGTTTACTTGGGTCTGTTACAACTAAATGAAGGCACTAAAAAGGGTTAGCATGAAGTATTTATCAGTGTGTTCGGGGATAGAAGCAGCCACCGCAGCTTGGCACCATCTTAACTGGAAGCCTGTCGCTTTCTCGGAAATTGATAAATTCCCTTCTGCAGTCCTCAACCATCATTACCCCAAAGTCCCTAACCTTGGGGATATGACTAAGTACATGGAATGGAAACCCTATGAAAAAATCGATCTCCTCGTCGGTGGCACGCCCTGCCAAAGCTTCTCCATCGCCGGCCTTAGAAAAGGTCTCGAAGATCCCCGAGGTAACCTTATGCTTACCTATCTTAAAATCGCTCAACGTTACCAACCTAGGTGGTTGGTCTGGGAAAACGTCCCCGGTGTTCTGTCCTCCAACGGAGGAAGGGATTTTGGTACCTTCCTCGGGGCGTTGGGAAACCTGGGGTATGGGTTCGCATTTAGGATCATGGACGCTCAGTGGTTCGGAGTGGCCCAGAGAAGGAGACGTTTGTTCGTTATCGGATGTCTTGGAGACGCAGGGCGTGCCGCAAAAGTTCTATTTGAGTCCGAAAGCCTGCAGCGGCATCCTGCGCCGAGCAGAGAAGCGGGGAAAAGAGTTGCCGCCACTCTTACGGGCGGCTTTGGAGAACGCGGCGTTGACGCAGACCAAATAGCCAATGGGAATTATTCCATTGCAGCTTGCCTCAGAAGTGGCGGTAATGGCGGGGTGCCTTCCTCTAGGGGAGAGCATCTAGTCGTTAGCAAAACGGAAATCAAATGGCAAAGCCCGAATGGTAAAGACATCGTAGGGGCTATGCGCGCTAGAGACTACAAAGGGATTGGGAATGATGACCTTACCGAAGGTCGTGGGCTAGCAGTAGCCTATGCTTTCGAACCAGGCATTGCAGCACGAGAAGGCAATCCTAGTCGATTCACGGAGGAAGTAGCGGGTACACTACGACGCAACATGGGAGACAACCAGACTGCGGTAGCCATTGGTACTGACTGCTACAATGGTGCAGTAACTGGAGATGTCTCCGCAACCGTAACCTCAAGTACAGGTAGCAGTGCGACCCATTCCGGTCCCACTGTGATGCAGCCTGTCCTTGGCACTGACTGCTACAATGGCTCGATCACTGGAGATGTTGCTGCCACGATGGGTACATCAGGCAGCAGCGTAAATGCCAGCGGTCCGACTGTAATGCACGCATTCAGAATGCAAGCCTTTGGTGAATACGCAGACGACCAGACAGCTTCCTCTATGAAGGCTAGAGACTACAAAGACGCTACCGACCTTGTGTCTGTAACAACTACAAAAATAGTCGGCACAGATATGTTTAATGGTGCGATCACTGGCGATGTTGCAGCACCCATGACAAATAGAGGATCAGACGGAACAGGTACCGGCCCCACTGTCATGCAAGCTATGGCAGTGCGAAGATTAACCCCCATCGAGTGTGAAAGATTGCAGGGATTCCCTGACGATTACACTAAGATCCCTTGGAATAAAAAGCCAGCGGATCAATGCCCAGATGGAGTTCGTTACAAAGCATTAGGGAATAGCATGGCTGTCCCCGTGATGCGTTGGATTGGCGAACGAATCAACAAATTTAAATAACCTCACCACTACAAATACGCTTTAACACAATTACATTGTGTGTGTATTTGCACACCTACAAGGAAGTTCCAATGGTAAAGACAAGCTTAATGTTATTAGTAACCGCAGTGTTGTTAAGCAGCATAGGCTGCACGAAAACGCTGGAATCTACCACCAGCACAGAAGTGTACCCACACGACCCGTATATAATTCAACGGGTAAACGTAAGTGCTACGCTAAAAACTACATGGTAAAGGAGAAAACATGAAGAAAGCTTGGGTAATAGTCACCGAAGAGCTAGGCGGAAATCTTATCCCCGCATGGTGGGATAGTGATGAAGACAACTTCAGCACTCCAGTAACCTATGCAACGCAACGAGAAGCCTATCTAGAGATAGTAGACCTAATGATGCATAGGATTGAGACATTTCTCGAAGACGAAACTTTAGACTGTCTCGACAGAGATGAAGACATGGTCGTTCCATGTACCATCACCGACGACGGAATCATCACCACAGAGTATGGTGAACTGTTCAGCCCCTTCAAACCTCAATCTGATTATGGGAGATAAATGACACCTTACCATCATGCGGTAAGCTCCGCTAAGAAATTTGGTGGCTTACCAGAAGACTACCTCGAACTGCACAACTGGTTTGATGAGACTAAAGCCTTTACAGGCAACTGGACTCATCGAGCTTTGCGCCATCATGCTGCAGGCGTGGAATGGGCAGTGAAGAAGTTTGGCAGCACGCTTCGCAACAGCGAAGAAAAGAAAGTACCAATCAAGTCGCTTGCAGAGCAACATGTAGAAGAAGATTGTGGGTTCATCCCAACAGTCCAAGATTGGCTTCAACCTATTTTAGAAAACCCTAAAGACTGGATGCTTAGGGTAGCTAAGAAAAGTATTGAAAGTGATTTAAAAATTAACTAAGGAGAACGAACATGGATCAAAATGAGTATGGAGTGCACAACTCTGACGACATAGATGAAGGCTATGATGCCCTTCCGGAATATTGCAAAAACGCAATTTTAGCAGCATGGGATGGCTGCCATAAGATTTACCTTGCTATGGACGAGGTAAAAGCAGATTTCTTTCGCAACAACTACGATAACAGAGTAGAAGCTTCTTCAGGCGAAAGCTTGTCTGCTCATGTTAAATATTGGTTTGAACACTCTTGCGGTCTGAGGTTCGTTAATGCCGTTTGGCATAACGATGTAGATCCAAACGCAGGCTATGTTGATGTCATAGCACAATTTGCAACTAACAAACATGAAACTTGCGATAACTAACTAAGGAGAAGCTATGTCAGATTTGAGTCCTATTCCGCTACCCAAAAAGCTTTATGATGAAGCAAAAGAACTAGGAATAAGTTCCATAGAACTTGAGTTTCGTGGAGGAAATGACGAAGGGAATCTGTATGTAGTTTTAGTGGCACCCAAGACAGACGATCTAGTTAAGATTGTTAAGAGAAAACAGAGGGTGAGTAAACTAGAAACAGATGTGGAGACATGGGCATTTGATGCTTACCAGTACAGCGGTGCCGGTGACGGCAACGACTATGGTGACGATGTTACCTACAACCTAGAAACGATGAAAGCATCTGTTTCATCGTGGATGATGGAAAGAGTAGACCTTGATCCAGACCCAGAAGTTTCTATCGAAATAGAGACTGAGAACGAAAACGAAAATGAGGAGGAAGAAGATGATGAGTGATAACAGCAAGCCAGTTTATGACAATCCCAATTTGCTCCTACACTGGGAAAGAGATTTTATTAGAACATCCATTAGATTTTATGTGGATAGGATGCGAGCTTTTCTTGAAAGCAACCCACAGGAAGGCTGTAACATAGAGCGTTGGGAGGCGAGACAAGAGCATGTGATGGAAAAGCTAATGCAGTTTAAAGATCACAATGAACCAGAAGATGATGATGAAGAAGATGAAAAATATTATGAAAAACATCTTACAGAAATAACCCCTTTCAAAAAGGAGAATAACGATGAGTGATTTAAAAAGCCCAGTAAGTGAATTAGGATTGCAAACTTATGGCCAAGACTGCTTAGAAATACTTAACACCAAATTAAATAGGTATCTGCATGGACTCGCAGAACACTGGAAAGGCAAGGCGTACTTCACGCAGCATGGAGAAACTCGCTTAGGTTCTATCGCAGGGTATATCCTTGCAATGTACCATGCGGGGAAAACCGACACTGCAGAGAAGTTAGCCGAAAGCTTCTTTACTAAAATGGCACATCTCACCCACAGTAGCACTTCACCATACGCAGAGTTGCCCGATCCAAGCTGGATAGAGCTGCAAGTGTTGTTTGGTCCAGAAGATAAAGACCCAGTGACTATTGGTGTACCTAAGCAGAAAGTCATCCTACATGACGATGGTTGTCTACACAGTTTCAGCTTCTCTGCATACTTCCCGCTTAGATCGGAAATCTATTGGGATTGCTTTAACAAGCATGCCCAAGCAGGAGTTATTAACCCTCATCAGAAGGTTGTTGAAGAACTCAAGATCACCGAGAAAGTTCACTTGAATGAAGGGTACTCTCAAGTGTTGACCGAGTATGCATTTAAAAACGCATACAGATATAGCCAGTATTATACCTATGGGTACAATGGTGGGCTCATCTATCATGGACCAGGGTCTGGTGAAACCTTCAGCGTGACTCTTGAGACAAACGCACTGTGGAGCATTCATACCTAAAAGGAGTTGGAATGAAAAACCAAGGATATGAAGCGTGGACTTCCAGACTCAAATTCTTTAATGGAGAGTTTGGGTTTGGGCCACTTAAACGAATCTTGAACGAGGATGGTAGGCTCCATTGTGACAATGGTCCAGCCTACATCTCCCCTACCAGAATCATCTGGTACAAGAATGGTCAACAACATGGAATGGATGCCGACAAGTTCGGCAGCATCCTGTATTATTACGAAGGAGTTCGCATTCCTCCGCACTTCTTTACCAAGCCAGAAACGGTTTTGTTGGAAGAAGTCTTGCGAAACCCAAATACGGAGGTAAGATATGTAGGGATGAAGGTCATAGGGTTAGACAAAATCATGGCCCTACCTACTACTAAAATTATCCACAAGGATGTGGATCAGTTTGGAAGAGAAAGGATTCTGTTTGAAATCCCAAGGGTTTTCACCGAGCCTACCTTGTATGTCAAGGTAGTAAACTCGACTGCAGAACCCGATGGTACATTTAAGAACTACTTCTTATGCGTACCGCCAACCATGAAGACATGTTTGGAAGCAGTAGCATGGACGAATTACATGAAGGCTGACAAGTACCAGCCTTCACAGGAATCTTAACTTTTACGAAGGAGCTATCATGCGGAATTTTCAAAGTCGTCAGGGTGATATTTTCTTTAAGACCGTGGCTAAGCCAAAGGATCTTAAAGATATGAAAAAGCACGAATCTAGGATTCTTGCATTCGGAGAAGTGACTGGTCACAGTCATGCCATCAGGACTGGGCCCGAGGTCGAAAGTTATGTAAATGTGAAAGGAGATATCTATCTCTTTTCTAAAGAAGAAACAGTAGTCGGACACGACGAGCATTCGGACATCCGCTTGCCAGCTAACAGCTGGGTCTGTGTCACTAGACAAAGAGAGTATGATCCGCTCAACGCAGAGCGTGAACGCAAAGTTGCAGACTAGGTCGATGTCGGTATTAATGTTATTTAGTTTACCTAAGGGAGCAGAATGTCTGCTCCCTTTTTCGTTGGAATCAATCTTATATTAAGGAATTAGTATTATGGCAAAAGTAAAGAACAAAGTAACTTTGGTAAATATCGATGGCACCCTTGCTGGCAACATGGCCAGTATTGCTCAGCAATTCTTGGGTCAACCCGTTGCGGTGCTTTGTGCCCGCTACAACTACCGTGGCATCCTCAGCCATGTAGCTGATGACTGCTTGGTGTTGGCCCAAGCTAGGGCAGTGGAGACCTCGGGTGCTTCTAGTCAAGAACAACCTAACACCGAGGATCCAATCGGCTCCTCTGTTGTGATTTCCCTAGGTGCAGTGGAAATCATATATCAGCCACGCTGGTGCTTCGCTCCCTTGGATGCATAACAAGGGGAGTGCATATGAGAATAATAAAATCTATTCCTCCATGGTCCAGAGCTTTGCTCTGGACCAATAGTTGGACTTGCGGCACTTACAGAACAGAAGGTATGGTTTTTTCCTCTGATAGATTAGGTAGACCTTGGTCAAGTAGTTGGTCTCACACTAAATTTATTTCCACCACAGCATGGAGGGAATACCGATGATAAGAAGTGTTGATTTTGCAAGTTCTGGGTCTTGGTCTGGGAATTGGGATACATCTGAGTGGAAGCCAACTGTAGCTCAAGGTGGCTGGGGTGGGGCTTGGTCTCATCAGTATGCTAAATCTTATTCTTGGCCCGAGTCTCAGGGTAGATCTGGTGCTTGGGTTAAAAATAGACACGAGTCTTGGCATTGGAGGGATAACTTATGATAAGAAAAATAACGTGGAGGAGTTCAAACTCTTGGAACGTTAGTGCACATATATCATCATCTTGGTTAGATAATTGGGGATATAGTATAAATTCAAATTTTGAGGCACATTCAGAGTCTTGGACTGATTTTGAGTCTCATTGTTGGGCTTGGGTGGCGATGGATATAAACATACCTATGTCCGAGTCGTGGAGTACAAACGCATGATAAGAAAAACATTGCTATACTCTCGAACTGAAGCTTGGTCTCAAGGTTATTCTTGGTCTCGTCTTAAACCTTTTCCCAAGACTTGGAGTTGGAACTGGCATTTTAGTCAAAATTACACTGGGTGCTGGCCTCAAAACAGACTTCGGTCTAACTTCGTAGTCGGTTCCATTCCTAGATCTTGGAGTCACCACATATGATCAAACGAACAGCGAGAGCTCCTGAAAAACTATCTCGTAACTGGTCTGGGTCTGTGTACTGGTCTGCGTCTTTGTTGTCCGGTTCCGGATCTCTAGGCTGGCCCGGACGCTGGCATTACAGCATTACATGGGGAGCACGAAACTGGAACCTATCTATTCTGCGAATAGCATGGAGATAACATGATAAGAAAAACATTAGTAATTCCCAGATCAAGAGATTGGTCAGACTTGTCTTTTTGGGGAACTTGCTTTACACGACATTGGCACAGATCTACCGCTACGCCTTTTGGAAAATCTTGGTCTTACCTGTGGGTCTTTCCAAAGATTAGATCTAATTCTTGGAGTTCTTTCCGATGATAATAAGAAAAGCTTTTGGCCAATCTTTCTCTTGGTCTTTGGACACGAACATGTCTTGGTGTTTGGCTAAGTATAGACCTTGGCCTACATGGTCTAATCTTTGGTCAGAAGAATGGCGTATTGGTGGAGCATGGACTGAGGACTTTATAGAGTCTTCCTCTTGGAAAGGAGATATATGATAAGAAAAACAAATGAGGCTAGTTCTTGGTCTTGGTCTGTGTCTTGGACTAGGTCTTGGTCTTGGTCTGGGCCTTGGTCTGAATCTTGGTCAGAGTCTATGCGTTGGGCTGGATCTGGGTCTTGGCCTGAGCCTTGGTCTTATTCTTGGAGCACCGACAAATGATAAGAAAAACAAAATGTACTACTGCTACGACTTTTTCTCGGGGTTGTGCTAGATCTTGGGATTGGGCAGAAGAATGGCGTGAGTCTTGGTCTTGGTTTAAGTCTAATTATGATTCTGGGTCTTGGACTAATACTTGGGAAAAGTCTAGAGATTGGAGAAGGGGCTCTCGATGATAAGAAAAGCAAATGTAGTAATCATATCTGTTGTTTGGAACAGAGAACAGAAATGTTCATGGTTCAACCAATGGGATCATTACGATTTAAAATCAGGTAACTGGTTTCGCCAGCGCACCCACAGCGATGTAGGTAGTGGCATATGGTACAACCGTTCCTACTCTTGGAGAACAGCTCAATGAAAATGCATAGAATAACTGCTAACTCTAATAACTGGACTGAAGCATTACAAAGGTCTAGGACTAATTTGAGTCATTGGTCAACATCTTTAAACAGTTTTGCTGGCTGTTGGGGTTTGTGCCGCATCTTTTCTGAATATCTTTGGTTTCGTTCAAATAGCTGGAGAACCCGAAGATGATATGGAAAGCAACATGGCCCGGATCTAAGTCTTGGGTAACAAATAAACTCGGACCTAAAAACGAAAGGACTAATTCTGAGTCTTGGAGCCGTGAATCGATGTGGTCTGAGATTGCCACGGACTCACACCAACTTGAGTACAGTTGGTCTCATTGGTTTTTAAATGGTTGTCACGCTCATCGCTCTTTGCTTTGGAGGACTAAGCGATGATAAGAAAAATAGCCAGAATACAGGCTAGGACCGGATCTTGGGATAATAGTTATGTCTGGTCTTCATGGGGTGGAACACTTGCCAAAGGGCCTGGTGTTCCATTCTTTGGAGGCTGGGGTTCTGGTCCTGCGTTCTCTAAAGTCTGGGCGCATCGTCACCTATGGTCTGACTATGGGGTTGCACTCTGGCCGTCACCTAGAAGGAGGAGGTAATGATAAGAAAAAATATAAATGGTTTCTCTTTACATTGGACTAAGTCTAGTTGTCTTTCTAAGACCCCTAGGAATGGCTGGTCTTGGGGCTGGACTAACTTTAGATCGGGATCTAAAAGTTGGACTATTTCTCGGGGGGCAAGCTACCAATGATAAGAAGAGTCAATACATTTCCAACGGATCAATCTAGCTCTTTTAAAAAAGCTATAACTTGGAGTTATTCTTCTCAAAATGCTCATGCTTGGTCCGTAAGTTGGAAAGGTTTTGTAGCTATAGGACATCTAACTAGATCAGAATGTTGGTCTAATTGTTGGACTACTTATTGGAAAGGACTTAATTGGTTAAAATGAGAATGACAATTAAAACACAAGCACTTTCTCAAAACTGGACCGGACAAAGACTTACAAGCCCAAACAGTAAAAGCTGGTTTAAATCAACAATGAAGCAGCAGAGTTGGGTTAATAGATGTATGTGGAATTTTAGTTGGAGTAGAATGCTGCAACAGTCTCAAGTTTGGAGGCGTAGCAGATGATAAGAAGACTAAATATGGTAAGTGGGTGGGATGCTAAGCTCCCTGCTAGAGCTTGGAATAGAAATAGGATTTGGTCGTTGAGTAATCTCAATGCAATGTCAAAATCCAGATTTGTAAACAATGCGTATTCAGATTTATGGTCTATCGGTAGACCTGGAACTGAAAATTGGTCACAACAATTTTAACAAGGAGATTCTAATGGAAACTAAGTCGTACAGTCACATACCTTTCTTTACTAAACCCGAACTACTAAAAGCCAACTTGTTGGCAATCAGTAGAGGGTACAACCGAATACTTAGCCCAGAGCTGCTAGCAGAACTTCCAGAAGATTTTATCTTCCCAGTTAGCTTCAGCATGATTCATGAGCATGCAGCGGGTAACTCCGTAGCCCCGCACATGAGGTGCATCATTATCACTGGACACAATTGCAAAGGAGTATTCTTGGATTGCGATATGAACATCTTTAAACAAATTAAAGAAAGGACTGAAAATGCGGTTGAAGCTTAAAGCTACGGCTTATGGGAATATTGACCACGGTCAAAACCCAGAAGAAGAAATTGCAAACACAGAGCTGCAAGCCGATGCCATTAAAGAACTAAGGGAAAAGGTCCAAGAATGGCAAGAGCTTGAAGGTCTAGGCGGGGGTAATTGGGGAGATTGCCCCCTCTTTCTAAACAACAAACTTGTAGGGTATATGTCATACAACGGCAGAGTTTGGAAAGACAAACTAAGAAGCTTAGGAGGCAGCGAAGTAGCTGACTCACAACTCTAACAAGGAGAATAATGATGAAGCTCCCAGTTGACTACGCAGAACTTACGTGGCAAGAGCGTAAATTAGTGCGTGAAGAGTATATCAGCAAGCAAAAAGGAAAATGCAGTTATTGCGAAGAGCCACTTGATAAAGCTGCTGCTCGCAAAGTAATGGAAAAACAAATAGACATCGAATTATTTCCTTTAGGCTTCTTTAGATGGCCTGTACACTTGCATCACTGTCATGACACTGGAATGACCATCGGTGCGGTGCATTGTCATTGTAACGCTGTTTTGTTTCAGTACCACGGAGAATGAATCATGACCGCCGCACAAAAGGATAGAGTGGTAGTTGAGCAGCCTAAGATGGATGTTAAACCTGTGCTTCGCTCTAGTGATAATTTTGAGTGCTCATGTTGTAAAGACATTGTAACCGATGTCAGAATATTAAGAACGTCTCGTTACCACTATTTATGCCTTGAATGCTACCGCGAGCTACGCTCAGGCAAAATTGTAAATCAGAACATATCGTTCTTTGGGGGTAGGTCAGACTACAACTGGGAAAATTACGAGAACGAAATGAGCGGAGGCCAATCTAATGCTATAAGAGCTATGGAAGGGCCTGATGGTATTTTTGATGACATTTTTAACCAACTTACTTAGGAGGAACAAATTGACTTACATAGAAAAAATAACCAGCGAAGACACAGGAGGCGGTGTCATGGTAGATGTAGTCCATCTAAAGGATGGAAGATGTCTCGGCATTACAGATGAGTGTGTAGTGCTATGCCCAGATTTTGAAAGTGTGTTTACAGCAACTGCAGACTTACCTTCAATTAATTTACTTACATTAAAAGGATAATCAGTATGAAGAAAAACGAATCGGTTAAAGCTAAACCAGATAAAAACCAAGAGAAACCAATAAAACTTATTTTTTCGCATGTGCAGTATGCTCTTATAGTTTTTGCTGCTGCTAACAAAAAAATACGTTGGGGAGACTACATACGTAATGTAGTACTTGAACAAGCCAAAAAAGATTTCAAAGAAGCACAATTAATCATTAGCAAAGAAATGGAGTAAGTAACATGAAAAAGATTAAAGCAGACAAAATAACTACAACTTCGGATAGACAAGTAAAAGTTTTGTTTCCTCGAGAGCATTTTGCCCTCATAGCTTTTGCTGCTGCCAACAAAGGCATGCGTTGGGGAGACTACATTCGTAGCGTAGTAGTTGAACAAGCTAAAAAAGATTTTAAAGAAAAAGAAAAAATTGAAGGAGTATAATTGTGAAAGCAGTTCAATTCTTTAATCTAGGGTCCGGCGGTGGTGGTAGTCAAGAATTCTGGGTCAACCCTGCGTTTGTAAAAGCGTTCTGGGAAGAAAAGTCAAAGTACTCCACCGCAATTACTTGCATCGAAGTGTCGGGCCCTACTTATCCTAATGGACTTCTCTGGGTAAAGGAAACACCAAGAGAAGTAGCTAATTTGTTAGCCAGTGTGTAACTAAACTTTAACTTTAAAAATTTAGCTACTACAAGGAGGTTTACTAAATACTGGAGTCAATTATGACAAAAGGTATTCACAAAATGACATTAAGTAATGGGGTCAATCTTCTTGTCATGGAAAGTGATGGTGCTATCCATCTCGCAATGGAGATTAACGGATCTCCGGGTTTTCGCAATTTTAGTACAGTTTGCTCCATTACTATTAATGGAGCTTCTTTTGTTCTTGATAGGGAAAACACTATTAGACTGCTTTTCCCTAGACTAGAAGGAGAATATTGCGATGCATGTCTTATCCGATTTTCTAAACTAGATGAGCTCACCTTATATAAGCACATGCCTAAACAACGTTGCGAACTGTGTAACAAAATAATGTGCAAGTTTTGCACTTTTTCCGACTCGGCCAAGGTATGCAAAACTTGCGCTAAACATAAACAACTTAAAGGAGAACTAAATGAAAATCGATGATGCAATTAAATCGCTAATGGAAGTAAAGAAACGAGGTGTTAAAAACATCATCTTTGCACATTGGGAAGCAGATCTATTTGACAAAGAAGATGATAAAGACTGGGAATGGTTATGTAATTTTATAGATGACAAGATGGATTGGAGTAGCACCTTTGATACTATTGAAGCAACTATGGATCAAATAAATGCACCAGTGGCAGAAAGCATTTACGCTCGAAACCAAAAAGTGATGGAATCGTTCTTTGAAGATCCTAGATACAACGATGACGAAGCACAGCCAGAGTTAGTAGATGATATCGTTAAAGCAATGATGGAAGCCGAAGGTATTGAAGAGCTGGCAGAAACTGTAGAAGAAACACTACGAGAACAAATCGTAGATGGTTTAACTTAAATAAATTACATAATTTAGGTACAAAAGATAGCCACAAGCTTAGTTCATTGCTAAGCTTGTGGCTAAATGTTTTTTAACTCATAGGTGCTAAATGGAACTACATGGCGGACCAGTCAAACGTAAACGAAGAAAACCTCCAGATCAACTCTGGGTGCAGTTCATGTCTGACGACGAAAAAGAAAAAGACAGAATTGAACAATGTCAGACTATATCGTTGTCAGATGTTGGGCTGCCCGTCCGTGTAGCTAACACGCTAGAAAACTATGGGTTATTAACTATAGGAGATTTAGCTAAATTAACTGTTGAAGATTTAGAAAGCATTCAAAACCTGGGAGAAGTTACTATAGCACGCTGTACCAAACTATTAAATGAAATGCAAATACCTCACTGTCTTAACAAAAAATAAGAAAGGAACGCTTTATGCGTAAAGATTACACGAAAGGTTTCAACAAAGGCAAACAAAAGATTTGTTTGTATATCGCACAACAAACAGCCAGAAATGCCGGTGTTTGCGACATAGACATTGTCAAAGCAACAGGGCTAACCAAGGCAACGGTATTGATATACCGAAGCCAGCTAGTTCAAGCGGGGTTGATTGAAAGGCATATGTCTACAATTAGAGCGGGTAAAACTAGACCTGCATGGAGAATGAAAGCAAGTATACCTAAGTTAGCAGTAGTTAGTAAGAAAGTTCAAACTCAACCTAACTCCGATATTCAAGTAGGTATAAAGCTGCTTCATCAAATTCTTAAATTAGTCGAAAAAACAATTTCAAAAATGTAGACATCGCAATAAATCGTCCTACAATACGTATCATAAATCACAACACAAACTCACAAAGTTGTGAGCTTGTGTTATTCTACTACAGTATAGAGAAAGACAACCATAACTAGTTGTCTTTCTTTCTAACGAAAGGAATGTAATGAATCAAAATGAATTAAATGAAATAAGTAAAAACCATAAAAAATTTATGGCTTTTATTACGGCTTGGAGTAATAAAGAAGAAGGTACTTGGGAGAACCAAGCAATAAAGATACAAGCGGTACCAATGCTCAAGCTAATAATAGATATAGTAATGAATCATAGGAATAAGTTAGATAACATTATTGAGCAGAAGATAATCAATTTAATTTCAGAAGCTACGGGATTACCCGCAGCCCAAATCTCAGATCAAGTTCACAACAGTGAGCTTTTAGTATCAAAGGCAGACTAAGGCCAGTGCTAAGAAGAAGGCGACTCTTTTTCGATGTGTGTCGCCCCTTGAGATCCGGCACTGGCTTTAGCTTTAAACTTAACAAGGAGAACAACCAATGGAAATTGATGGCGAAGGTCCTGATTACATTTTACTGGATGATGGTGCTTGGATTACTGTAAAGGGATTTGCAGTGCGAATCCGCAAAACTGATGAAGGAGTGGCGGTGGATGTGTATGTAAATGGAAAAGAAGACGATGGCCCCATCTCGAGCGCGTATGGGTTAGATTGTGATGTAGAAGTGGAGGAGAGTAGCGATAGCCGTTCTTAGCTTTTCTTCTATCATTACATTAGAATACCACAAAGTCACAAGTTTGTGAACTTGTGTTGTAACTTACACCCTTATTTTAAAGAAAGTTAACCTATGGAACTACGATACAAAATTATAAGGTTTTACTTTAAAGGAAGACCAAGGACGCTTCATCGAGGTTTAACCCTTGAGCAAGCCCAGAAGCATTGTTCCGACCCTGAGACAAGTTCTAAGACGGCTGTCCTACCGCTTGCGAAAGCTAGGACGGCAAAGCTTGGAAATTGGTTTGAAGGGTATGAAGTAGATGCATAGGAGAAATGAATGAAAAGATGGCAAGTGGAACGAGGAAAGACCAATGGGGTTAAGCATGCTGTTTACAGACGCTGTTACCCCAATGGTACAGTTTCAACTATTTTAGAAAGTGATGACAAGGCGGAAGTTACCTTGATTATCAATGGCTATCAATTTAACTGCAGCTCGGTAGCTGCTGCTAAGGTTGAAGCCAAAGACCGGTTAAAGACGAACAGAGGCATTTATCTACAATCTATCTAAGGATAACAACAATGCTTAAAACTAAAACTAAAGAAAAACTGTTTAAAGCTGTGGATAAGTTTGTGTCAAAGTACATCGACACAAAAACTTACACAGCTGAACAATGGAAAGAAAAAGAAGGAGAAATGGCATTTGGAGAAGTGGTCTTTGTTGCGGAAGGAACACTGTATCACTTACTGAATAGCGGTATTGGAAAGAAGGAATGGGCTAAACTAGACAAGATAGCTGAAACGCATGGGTGCCACATTGAACAGGGGTTTCATTGGTCATGGCACTTCTGCAGCAATCAAAATCTAGAAAGAGAAAGAAATAAAAAATGAATAATTACATTGCCTTACTACAAGATGATAAGGCTGTAAACAATAGGCTAGGGTACCACGCTAAGATTACGGACATACTTCGTAACTGGGATAAGGAGTTAAAGCAGTTTTGTAAACACTTAACTGATAACAAATTTCCTATTGGTTATACGCTGTTTGTTCCTGACTTCTTTGCAATAACTTTTGGAACTTCACAAGTGCTTCAACAAAAGGAAATAGCTTTCTTATGGCGAAGTATAGTTGAAGTCAGCAAAGTGTTAAAGTTTCAGAGGCAACAAAATCAAGTAACCGCAGTTCAAGTTCGTAAGCCTTACCTAGGTACCCAGTTCACTTGGTGAGAGAGAGTTATGGACAACATAGAAATCGTTGAGACAGAGACAGAGGTTAAGTTCATTAAAGGTGTGGTCAAGCACAAGCTGAAACCTAAACCCGAGCATACGGCTTTGGCACTTTTACGCCATTGTGTTTTGCAGACACTGCCTACTACGCACAGCTCAGATGCAATTCGAACTTATTTGCTGCAGAAAAATCTTCGATGGCAATACTATCGAGTAATGCGAGAAGATCCGGCAAAGCGGCTTGCTTACACTTACGCTTTAAACTGTTGCCCAGTTGGGTTTGATGTCGAACCTATTACTCGGTTTTGCAATAATCCAAAAGTGTGCCCATGGTGTTTTGTGCGTAGGTGGTTGTATCCTATCTATGTAACGTTGTCGTGCATCCCTAAAGATGTGCGACAACCTTGCAAGGTCGTGGCCTGGCAACGAACTAAAAACTGGAATTTAACAAAATTACCTTTCTTTCGTTCTGACTATGGCCCACATCAGTGGTGTTCTGCTTTGGCTACTGTTCAATTGTGTGCTCCTTATATCGACCCAGAAAAAGGTAGCTTACAACTACGGCATGTTGGCATTCAGATTGTGCCCGCTGATTGTGATTTGTCTAAACAATTGACTAGGCTTGCTGCACACCCTAGCTTAACTTTTACAACTTTTGAAGGAGGAACTAACACTAACATTGTTCGAGCAATGGCGACAGTTTTGCGTTTTCCTTGGGCAACCTTGTTTGCTTCTGACAATCTGCAAAGTTTTTACTCATTGTTGACTAGATCTGACGCTCATTTACTACGCATTACTAAATACAAACAAAGAGGAGACATCGATGGAAATTAATTCACCCCCATACCCTAAGAACAGCGGCAGCCCCCGAGACTTATTCTTTAATCTGACAGAATTATATCAGTGGGCTGCGGAACAGTTTGACTGGGCTAATGAGGAAGCGATTCGGTTAAATGCACCCGACACTCCTTTTATTAGGAAGATGGGTCAAGAGCCTTTGGCAACGGATGCGTCCATAAACCAGTTTACACGGCTGGCTGTGCCCGATATGTTTATGTCGTGGCAAGCCTTGAGACGCATCCGAGAGAAGTATGATGCCATCGTAAGGAATTACGAAGAGGAAGATGAATGGAATTCAGATGCGTGTGTGTTTCACCGCATCACAACAGTGAAGGCAGCTGCACTATTGCTGTCTGTAGCATTTCTCGACTTCGAGAGGCGAGAAGCTAAAGGGATGGAGTTGGCAAAGAAAACAAGGAAAGAGTTTTTCAAATGGCTTAAAGGTGCTCTTGGAGAGCTAAGCCATATTCAAGGAGGAACAGACAATGACGAAATTGACTTCGACACCTTCCAAGGGGAAGAAGACTAGAGCAAGCATCTGCCGGATGCATGTATCCCGAGCGGACATGCGGAACAACATTAGAAGCGGGAAAGATGATCCTGTGATTGCTGTGCATAGGCGAGGACGTAGCTTGCGAGGCAACTCAGTGATCATCTACGATAAAAAAGGTAACGAGGTTGCACGCATTGTGCAGAGTATGAATAAGCCATTAAAGAATGGTGCTAGAATATGGATTGAAACTTATGAGACTGTAGCACTGTTCTACAACGATGGCGATTCAGTTGTATCTGAGTTGTTAGAACGTTGACTAACATGATTCATTTTGCAATCGCTAAACTCAGGTTGTCCGGCCAGCATAGTAATCTTATTTTTGATGGCAATTCTAATGCAGTTTAAATTCCGGATTTTAACAGCTCGTCTTCCTATTTCGGAGAGCCCTAGTATTTCATCTAATCCTTTGCGTATGTCGTGTTCGGCATCCCACATTTGTCCATTGATATCAAGCAAAGCTGCTATCAAGTCACAGATTTTAGGATCGGTATAATCAATCCCAGTTTCATAGTATGCGATTTGTTTTCGCAGTAAACCTTTGTCTAGTTCATCCGACGGCAATCGTTGCAGTTTTAGTTGTGCGATGGTAAGACGATCACACAGCTCACAAATGGGCATAGCAACTATTTGTACATTTTTAACCATAAGGAGTATCTCATGAATATCTTAGTAACAAGTGATCTTCATCTCAGTAATCGAGTCTGGACTCATCGCCCTATTGAGGGAGATAGTTATTATGCGTGGGACCAGATTGTAACTCTAGCCCTCGATCATGGAGTCGAGGCAGTCATTCTTGCAGGGGACATCCTTGACAAGCAAGTCAATGTCTCGGAACCCATCCATAAACTTTTAGCCGGTGTTCGTAAGTTAACGGATACAGGTATTGGAGTCTACTATAACCAAGGGCAGCATGAGTATCAAGAAAGCCCTTGGTTACAAGCAGCCACTAAGGCCGTTTGGCTGCATGAACACAACAGAACTTTTGATGGCTGGCAAATTGCCGGATGCGATTACCAGAACAATGAAGAGAAATTAAAACAATTTCTTAAAAGTGATTTAGCAAAGGAGTCTTCTATACTTGTTTGCCATCAAGTGTGGCGAGACTTTATGGGAGACATGGCTAAACCACAAGGGTGTTTCAATGACATTCCTCCGAATGTGAAGTATCTAATCACCGGTGATTACCACATGAATTTGATTCATCACCATGGGGATTTGACTGTGCTGAGTCCTGGTAGCACGCACATGCGTAATATTGCAGAACCAGAAAACAAGAAAGTATTTTTGATTAAGAATTACGATAAAAAATACAAATCGACAGAGAAGCTTATAATAGAAGCTCTGCCTTTGTACTCTCGTAGATGTATTCGCTTAACTGTAGATAAAGCAAAAGGCTCTTGGGAAGTGTTGAAACTAATGGCAGAAGCAGAACTGACTAAGGCTGCAGCCTATGCTGAAGACAATGCAATACCGGCAGAAATAGCAATGCCTTTGCTGCATTTGTTGCACACCTCTAATGACATCGAGTTGGTAGGTAGATTCAAACAACACTTTGAATCAAAAGCTCATTTGTTTTTCAAGCAAAAAGAAAATAAACAATTTGAGTCCGAAGAACAAGATGTTCAAGTTGTCTCTGGAGATCGCATAGGCATGATGCAATGCGTGGACGCATGCATAAGCAAATCAGAGAAACCTTTAGTCCATGATCTAGTATTAACACTTTTACAAAGCCCTGACCCCGAACAAGCATTACAACAGTGGGTTAAATCTCATGCTTAGGAGTTACCATGTATATTGAACAAGTAGAGCTAAAGAACATAGGCCCGCACCAAAGCTTAACTGTTAAGTTTGGGCGTGGTTTGGTGGGTATTGTAGGAGCCAATGGGGCGGGTAAATCAACATTAGTTAACGCAATTTATGCAGCGTTGACTAATGACTTCACGCGCCTTGGCGGTACTAAAGCCGAGATCATTACAAATGGCAGTAGTGATCCAAGTTACATCCGTGTAATAGGGAAACACCAAGGTCAATCGTTTACCTTGACAAGGTGGCTGCGACCTAACAAGAACGAGTTTAAGATCGGTGTATCTGTGTTTGAGAAGGCTACGGATGTAAACGATGCAGTTATTAACTACCTCGACATCAGTAAAGCAGTGATTGACAAGTATGTGTTTGTCAATCAGTGGGAGATGTTTAGCTTCTTGGATCAGACAGCTAGCGAGAGAGCTAAGACCTTTCAGTACTTGTGTGGCACGGAAGCAGCTTCTAGCATTCACAAGGTATGTATGGATTATGTGGCAAGGCAGCAGAGTATCGAGGTAGTGGACAATAGCGTGGAGCTAGAAGACGCTATTACTGAAACTCGCACAGCGATGACGGAGCACAGTAAGGTAGGTAAAGCTGCCAAGCTACACATCTTAACGGAAGAAGAGCTAGAAGCACGGCAGTTATTGCTTTCGCAGTATGAGTTAGGTAAAGAAGCTCAAACTCAGTTAAAAGAAGTAAAACATAAAATTGAAAGGCTAGAACTATCTTTAGAAGAGCTGCAGCAAAGCCAATCTAAGCATAAGCTGGCTAGGCGAGAAGCTTGGCAAGCTAAGTTTAAAAACAAGTTAGCAGTAGCTCAAGAATTGTTAGACCTAGTGGAAGTGCATAAGACAGCTCGACTTAACCTCTTCTCTAAAAAAGACATCCACGATGAACATGTAGCAGTGGCTGAGCTTAAGAAACGAAGTAAGCCTAAACCTAATAAAGATTATGTGGATTTAAAACTTCAAAAACAACTGACTAAAGAAAAGCATGAGCTTGAGTTTCAAATAAAACAAGTAACTACATTGTTGATACATTCGGACAATCGTCTTTGTACGCAATGCCAGCAAGAAGTTACAAAAGAATATGTTGAGCGGGTAAAAGTAGAGTATCTAAAGAATGTAACCAGACTTGCAGAAGTTGTTCGTATTTTGACTTACTCCGAAAGCTATGACAAGAAGTTAGAGCAGTATCAAGCGGGATATAAAATTTGCCAACAACTTTGTATGGATGCGGCAGCAGAATTAGAAGAAGTAGAAAAAGAAGTTGAGTTAATTTCCAAGAAACTAGCAGGGGTAAACGATGAGCACATAGATACAGCCAAGGCTTTGATCGCTCGAAATCTTGATATAGAGCAACAAAAGTTTTACTTAGAGAAAGATGTTAAACAAGAACAGCATCACATAGCAGGTTTTCAAGGTGAGCTTAAAAATGTGTTAGAGCAAAAAAGTAAACTAAGTAAACAAATTAAGCAGATGCCCGCTGTGGATAAAGTCTCGACTGCAAAGATAAGGTTAGCTCAGCATCAAGAAGCTCTTGCTGTTTGGCAGAAATCTGTAGGAGCTTTTCAAGAAGCTAAGAGGTCTTGGCTTCGTACTAAGCAAAGCTTAGAACAGCTTACGGCTAAGATGGCAGAGCGTGAAAAGGTGCGTAAGCTATTGGACACAGTTAGTTCCGCTGGAGATGTATTCCATTGGAATAACTTGCCCAAGCTCGTGTCACAGTCAAACCTCCAATTGTTGGTTGGAGACATCAATGCCAACCTTCAAATGTTTAACGATCCGTTCTATGTGGAGGCAGATGCAGACCTAACCTTTAATGTATTTTTTGCCGGACAAGAGCCAGTTAAGGCAAAACAGTTAAGCGGAGGGCAGAAAGTTCTACTTTCTATCGCTTTTCGTGCAGCTTTAGATCGTGTTTTTGGGCATAATATAGGGATGATGTTTCTTGATGAGCCGACCTCTGGCTTAGATGCAGATAATGTAAGCTTCTTCCAAGAGGCATTACAACAACTTGCAAAGAAGGTAGGGGCAGACCATCAATTGATTGTCATTACTCATGTACAAGAACTCGGTAAAGTTTTTGATCAACTGGTTGAAATAAAGAAGGGTGAAGTTTGTTGAGACAATTTATGACCTGTATTCACATAGATCACGATGGCACTACTTGGGTAAACACTCCAGAAGGTATACCTACACAGGTAATTGGAAAGTATCGCCCAAGTAAACTGCTGGCAACGACCTATCGTGTGATTGCAGTACCTCAGAATTATAAAGTCATTATCTCCTTGTACCTAGCTTTGATTAACAAGGAGATAAAAGGTAATTTATTAGTGGGTTCTCCTCGGATATGCCGTAGGTATCATAATTCAAGTTTGCAGTTGTTAAATTGTATTTCTGTGCTGAATCCGCATGATAATCTGCCACATACTTGGCATCACATAGACAGCACAAGCTATCGTAATTTTTTATTACTAGAGGTAAAGCAAGAACAGCTTTATGACTCCTCTCCAAAAATACAAGATAGACTGCAGCACTGGTATCCGCAGCATATTACTTATCCTTTCTGGCAATTTTTAAAGATAGAGCAACACACCGATCTAGTGCTGGATATACTTGCTTCAATAGTAGATCCTCGCTGGTACTTTAATGTAAAGCATCCCAATAGGCTGACTCGGTTAAACAGTCATTTTGGTTTAATGCCTTTTGCTAAGTTCTCTAAGTTTTGGAATTTACGCATAAGGAAAAAGACAGCAGAACTTGATGCTAAACAAGATAGGGCTCGGCTATTGGTTGAAGCTGTAAAAGCTCTGCCAGCGGATAGCCCTCTCTTACTAGACATTCCTTGCGATGTTACGGACAAGAAAGAGGTGTATCGAACTTGTAAGCGGTTATTGCATTTTATAGCACGTAACTGGTTATCCGGAAGCGTGAAGCATGCTGAGTTTGATCCTCGAATATTTTTTAGCAATAAGTTAGTCAAAGACAGTTTTTTAAAGCAATTTGGAGAATAGCTGTGCGTGAATTATCTGTAAGAATTCGTTTCACCACCCCTAGTTTGGGGAATGAAAAAGAAAAGAAGACAGGTCGTTTTCGGTTCCAACGAAGTCCTGGTCGAGATGGTAAGATTTTGTTTTTAGCTACATGGCATCATGCAAACATGAAGTTAGCTGCAGAGATGTTAGGTAGGCATCAAGAAGCCGTTAAGCATATCTGTTGGGATATAGGGCTTGATGCGGAGATTAAAGACAAATGTCTAACTCGTTGTTTCTACCAGAAATCTGCTAATGGGCGAGAGCGTTGGTCTTTGCATGAATCAATCATGGCTAATCAAACTGTTGTAATAAACTGTGTAGTACCGTCTGAAATAGACGATCAAGATTTCTGGGCATTGATGCAAATTGCAGGTAAGTATAAAGGGTTGTCTCCGTGGCAGCCTGGTAAATATGGACATTACGAAATTGTGAACATACATCCACGAAGACAATCTCAAAATAATACTATGGATTAATTAAAAAACCATCGGCTAGGTGCGGTGCCCAGCCGATGGTAAGTGTAGCGGGTGCGATGCTTCGCCAACCCACAGCTGCATTCTAATCAATTAATCCAAAAATGCAAGAAGGAGTCAGTGTAAATGGACAAACAAATTGTCACATTATATAAGACTGGGAATACACTTTATCTAGACCCAACGACAGATAGCATGCTTGAGTTGCTCAAGCCAGTTTTAAGTTTTACAGAACGAAAATGTTATTTTGGTTACGAGGCAAAAGAGCGAAAGCAACAAGGTCTTTCTGTATTAGAAGTACAAGAACACACACTTATGGATATCGATTACAAACAACGCATTGTGACTTTCTATGGGTTTTGGAAACTGCTGCGTAGCACGCTTACCCAAGCTGGATATGATGTGCAATTTAAAGATCTATCCCCTATGGATCCTAAAAAGTTAGAACCACAATGGCAGAACATTAACAAATATAAGCTTAGAGCAAATCAAAAGGAATTTCTGGATAAAGTTTTAGCAAACCGCTGCGGTCGTTTTGATTGCCCTCCCGGCTTCGGTAAATCTTTCATGATTGGGTTAGTTGCCTCTTTGTTGCCAAGAACAAAAATTGATGTGGTTACCAAGCGGGTATCTGTATTACGAGATCGTATTTACCCAGAGCTGTGCCAGATGGTAGGAGATGTTGGCATTGTAGGTGGAACTAAGAATGTTCGGGGCAAGCGGGTGATGTGTTATACAGTTGGTTCCTTACATCATAGCCCAGCTACTGCGGATATCCTTATCGGGGATGAGTGTCATGAGCTTTCTGCGGACAAAGCTTCTGGTGAGTTGGCAAGGTGGCAGAACAGTCGTAATTTTGGGTTGTCTGCATCGCATGATCTTCGTTGGGATGGTAAAGACTTTAGAAACTTAGGCATGTTTGGTCCTGTCATTTTTAAAGTAAATTACGCACAAGCACAGTCTGCCAGCATGGTGGTTCCTATTAAAGTCCAATGGACTTCTGTGGTGATGGATCAAGATCCATGTATGGACGCAGAAGATGTAAAAAAGAAACGGCAGGGTATTTGGTGTAACGAGTATCGTAATCGAAGAATAGCAGAAGATGCTAAACGCTATGACGACGATACGCAGGTATTAATTACAGTAGAGACGATAGAACATGCTTTTAACCTAAAGAAACAGTTACCAAACTTTACTTTAGTATACATGGAGAATGGGTTAAGTCAGATGGATCGGGCACACTATGCTCGTGGAGGTTTCTGCAAAGCAGATGAGCCTTTAATGGATTTAAACAGAAGGCAAAAACTGACACAAGACTTTGAAAAGGGAATACTTAAAAAAGTCATATGCACTACTGTATGGAATGTTGGGGTTTCCTTTAACAGTTTGGCTGTTCTAATTAGGGCAGATGGTGGCGGTAGCCCTATTAACGACATTCAAATTCCTGGTAGAGTATCTAGAATTTCAGCGGACAAACCTTATGGGCAAGTCCATGATTACCTAGATCAGTTTAATTACACATTTAAAACACGAGCAAAAAACCGCTGTGCTTCTTATGCACTTAATAACTGGGAACAATCTTTTCCATCTTCGGGATTACAAAAGGAATACAATGGAAAACGAATATAAATTTAGTCGCTCTCCTATCCCCGGTGCAAATTCTCGAGCTTCATCGGGTAACGAGGCTACAGGGTTAACGACAGAAGTACAATTGTTTAAAGACACTTATATACAAGAGAGACAAGTTTTAGACCGGTTTCGCCAAGGTGAATTTGCGGTTTCTTATCAGCCTGCTTCAAGCTTAGATGGTAAGTCTAAGTTTGACACACCAGAAGAAAGAAAAACCACAAATCAATGGCAAGCTATGTACAAAAAGATTGAGCAAATGAATCAGTTAAACCCTATTCATTATGTTCGTGTTCTTTTTTACATATTGCGTGGTAGTGCATTGACTGTGCCTGCTTTAGGCCAGTTGGCAGCACCTAACACTATAGAACTAGTTATTGATTTTTTAAAAAAAGCAGAAAATGATTTACGCTGTCAGTTCATTGCGGAAAGCCAAAGGATCAAAACTGCAATTGTTATCTTTAAAAAAGGAAATGGGTATCCACTTAGTTTATCCGTATATTACGCATTGATTGACCCTAGATTAGAATTGTCTCCTTTATTTAAATACTGCATTGCAACTTCTACTTGCGAAAGTCTGCCAAAAACAGATCCACATATTGAAAAATTAAATAAAGTAGCAAAGCAGTTTGAATTTTTAGCGGCAATGGATTACACTCTCTTTCCCCAACTGTATACAGCGGTGTTGGGGAAATTAGTTCCGTTGGATTTTCGTGTAGCGGCAGCTGAGATAGTTTCAGCTGCAAGGTGTTAACGATGTACTTCTGTGCGAGAAAGGATGCACATGCCAAGCGACCGAAAACAAGGTCGGCTGTCAGCTGCTCACTTGCGATTATTTGTTACAATTCTAATGCAGAATGAAACAATATTTTCTCATTTTAAAAGTAAACTGACTGTCGCTCATTTTGCCGATGAAAGCTATCAATTGCTTTATCGGGTTTTATTAGACTTTCATAAAGAAAACAATTGTCTACCCAGTTTTACCGAAATATGGGCAGACTTAGAATCTATGCTTGAGCAAGATTCTGAAATCATTTCAGAGGCTAGCCGTTTAGATCTTGAGGATTTTCTGTCTTATGCGGCCGATCCGGACACATTAGATGGGGAAGATGTGCACACTAAGTGGCTAGAGAAATTTGCACTTAGAGCGGGCAAACGTTTTTTAATGTTTGCACAGTCTGACAATTTAAAACTAGCTCTTCACAAAAACGGAGAAATAGAAGACCTACCTTTTGTTTTGCAAAAGACGCTGCTTGAATTAGAAATGCTCAAGACAATGGGCATTAAAGATAAGGCGGCTCTTACTTTTGAAACTGGCTGGGACAAACGTGACCCTAGGATTATTCGCACAACAGGGCTTGGTTTCTTAGACAAGTATCTTGGGGGTGGTAGTGCGGAAGGCGAAGTTTATGGCATCATGGCACCTTATGGTACTTGTAAAACTACCTTAGCAGTCATGCTGTGGTGCGAAGCTGCAAAGCAATCCTATGAAGAGAAGTTAGAGAATAGCGAAGGTAGGCATGGGATTTCTGTGCTGGTTACTTACGAAGCAGCTAAGGCACCCGAGATTCTGCATCGTGCGTTAATGTATGCAGCAAGGGTGAATCGGGCCAGCTTAGATAAGATGGGCATGGAAGGGCTAGATTCTTTGTTAAACGATCCAGAAACCCCATTAGATTACGAACGTAAGATATTTGCACAAGAAATCAAAGATGGGGTATTTGAACCAGAACGAGTTCGTGTGGAGAATGCCATAACTTGGTTGAACGGCCACACGCTGTGTTTAGATTTTTCAGGTAGCGACAAAGATTATCCAACTGCGGGTAGTAATGGGATCGATGAGATTGTGCAGCGGATTAAGTTAGAGTTGCGTACTCGTGGCCCTTCTTGCTATGTGCGTAATGTGATCATCGATTATCTTGGGTTGATGGTGGATAGAGATACCACTCTAAAACAGCAAGAGAGCGGACGGCAAGAAGATCACAAAACATATCAAAATGCAGTAGCACGGATTGTTAGAGAGATCAGTAAACCATTTAGCTGCCATACTGTTGTATTACATCAGCTTAGCGGTGCAGCTAACTCAATGTTAAGTCCTACAAAAACTTTGCATCATACTGATGCAAAAGGCAGTAAAAGCTTTGGTGAGAATTTAGATTTTTCTTTTGTAATAGGTAATTTAAATTCAGACTCGATGGGCCAAATTGCCTGTACGAAGCATCGTCGTTTCCGGCGAGTGCCTCCAAGCATTATCCGTGTAGATGGCGAGTACAACTCAGTGGTAGGGCTTAACAACTATCACATAGATAGCCGTGGGCAAATTGTGGAGAAGTCCACAATGAAATCTGTGGGTGTAAATGTAAATGATTCTTCTTTTGATCATTTTGCTGATAACGAAGATCACGCAAGTGCTACTCCTGCTCCGTCCGATACTTCAAACATAATTGTAGATGAAAGTTAAACACTAACGAGGAGCCAATGAACAATGACGAGAAAAATGCTTTAAATCGAGCTTTATTTCGTAGGTGCAAAGCCGTGTTTGGTAATGTGCGTATCTCGCAAGTGGGAGAGAAGCAAATACGAAAGACAAGCATTGATTTAATTACAGGTAAACCAAAAGAAGTGATTATACATGCTGGCGAGTATTACGCAGTGTGTTGTCCCTTCTGCAACGATACAAGGTTTCGTTGTTATATTAACCATTGCTACGGATCTGAAAATCAATGGGGGAAACCTCAGCTTCATCTTGCTACTTGTTTTAATGGAGGTTGTCCGCTGTCGCTTAAAACTGCTCATATTTATGAGGAGTTAGAGCAGATGCTGGTGGGCCGTCATTTAGTAGATCTTCGCAAAGCTCAGCTGCGTGAAGGACGAACAGTTGATGTTTCAAAAATAAGGACAAGCTGGCCCGGTGAAGTCACTAGGATTGATAAGCTTCCAAGCACACATGAAGCCAATGTGTACCTAGCCGGACGAGGATTTGACCCAGATAAGATTGGTCGGTTTTACAATGTGCATTGGTGTCACACTAGTGACCGGTACATATGTAGGAATCGTTTAATCATTCCTATCTACCATGACAAGCAGATGGTGGGGTGGCAAGCTAGAGCTGCTTTCGAGACGGATTGGAAGAAATCTAGCTTGCCTAAGTATTACACAGCACCTGGAACACCTAGACGAAATATTCTTTACAACCTTGGGAATGCTTCCCAGTATGAAGTAGGTATTATTGTCGAGGGGGTAACAGATGTGTGGCGAGTGGGACCTCAAGCTGTATGCACCTTAGGTGCAACTTTAACAAATGAACAACAAACTCTCTTTAGACAGCATTTCAAAGATTACTCTGGAGTGTTGCTGTTTGATCCAGATGTTAAAGACAAGCTTGCGTTAAAGGTTAACGAAATCGAAGCTGATTTAAATGAGCGGTTAAAATCCGGATTTTGCAGCGTGCAACTTCCAGAGGGAACCGACCCTGGTTCCTTAGCCCGCACAATGCTTCGTGAATATATTACGAAGCAAGCTGGTGATAAAGGTGTAATTATTTCTTGGAAAAAGAGGTAGAAATGGCACGAAAGATAAAGATAGCGGGAGGAGGTGGAATTACTCCAGCGGTTAAAACTTCTTCTGCAGCAGTTGAGATGGTGTATAAAAAACGATTGCATGAAGTGCAATTAGGCGGAGCTGTATTCCCTTTAGCAGCTCCCGGCTTGCCTCCTTTACCTTCTAACTCTGCGTTTCTTAGACATGTATTAGGTCTAGGGGACATCGAATCCAAGCTGGTTGAAGAAACGATAACAAATGCTGATGGTGAAAAAACTAAAGCAAAGAGGTTGGAATACAGTAATGAATTAATGGGTTTAATCCGTGAATCATTACGAGTTTCTCCTTTTACTTTAGATGTAGAAGTTGGACCTCATCAGTATAAAGAAGCAGAATTTGTACTAGGCCATTTGTTAGGATCAATTGATCCTAGCGGGCCGGTGCCCGCAGATGTAATGATCATCAGTCGTAATCCTTGGGGTGAAGAGGTCAAAAGAAGGAGGTGCATGGCGGGTGCAGATGGTTCCTTATTGATTGAAACATTCCGTAAGTTAAAAGCTTTTAATTTAACTAAATTTTATGTAACGAATTTAGTTAAATTTTGTCCTCCAGATTACAAAACTACATTGAAAGCAGTCTGGATTAAAGACTGTATGCATCTGCTCTATCAAGAGATAAAGATTGTGCAGCCCAAGTACATTCTTTGTCTAGGTGCCGATGTTAGTAAAGCTTTGCTTGGAGGTACGGCGGGTGTAGGCGAGATGGAAGGTAGAGTAGAAAAACTACGCTACAATGTTGCCTTTACTGCTAGAGACCAAGAGCAGCATTGGAAAGAAGCACAGGTCATGACTGTAGTTCACCCTAGACAAGTGCTTCGAGATCAATCTGCGGGTAGGCAGTTAGAAAACGGAATATCTCGTTTCATCGCTTTAACTAAGGGAGTAACGATTGGAGCTTCAGAAGTAATAGATCATAGAGTGGTGGACAACCATTGGGATTTATTACAACAACTCATCAGCATTGAGAAGGACGAGGACAAGAGAGACAGCTTGATTGCAGTAGATGCAGAGTGGCATGGAAAGCATCCTATTAATAAAAATGCTTACATGCGAACTATGCAGATTTCTTGGTACGAGAAGAAAGCACTTGGTATCAAGTTTCACGAGGCTGGGGGTGAGATGACTCCCGGTTTTGCTACTAGCAGAGCAAGGCAGTTACCCGACAAAACTCTTAAACTTCTAAACATGTTCTTTCTTGGTGGTGTCTTTAAATACAAAGATGCCGAAGAGATCAAAGAAATTAAGTTTAGGCGTAAACGAGTTGTTGGTCATTTCTTCAATGCAGACTTAGAGTGGTTGTTAGATTATGGAATCAACATCCAAGCTTGTTTCTCTTGCCAATTGTTTGACTACGAGATGAAGGCAGAAAATGCGGATAAGAAGTTGTTTAAACTTTATCAGAAAGAAGGGTTTACAGAAGAAGAAATAGTACCTGCGTGGTATCGCACTAAGTTTGAGGGCGGTGCAGATACAGGTTTGATGACACATGCTATTGAGGAGACAGCTAGCTATAAGCTGGAAACTCTGGCAATGCGTTATACTTCTGCACCGAGATATGATAAAGAGTTGCAGCATTGGAAGATATCTTACTGCAAATCAAAAGGTATAATGAATGCGGATCTAGACGGATATGGTGAATGTCCCGATGAAATTTTGCTGCCTTATGGTATGTACGATGCTGATGTTACTTTGCGTTTGTTTTACAAACTAGCTGTGTTACTTGACGAGGATTACGAAGGTAATAACTGTCGAGAAGCATTCTGGGAATCTCAAATAGCAACTCCTGCAGTGTTGGAGATACATCGCACCGGAATTACTGTGGACAAAGATCGTATTGATTTTTTAACCAAGCGATTTATGAACGCAAAGAATACACTTGAAGTAAAGATACGCACAGAAATCAAGTGGCCTGAGTTTAACATTAGGTCTACACAGCATGTGCGAGAATTACTTTATGGTCATCTTCTTAATGGTAAGAAAGATAAGAAGACTGGAGATGTAATAAGATTGCGACCAGAGGGTGCAGTTAGCTTAAACTTAGATCCATTGTTTGACACAAGTAAACCACCCAAGCCATGGAGTGAAGTTAAAAAGTCAGGTAGGATGGCGGAGCATGCTCCGTCTACTAACAAACTGATTTTATCTCTGTTAGCTCAATCAACTACTAACGAGGGTAAAGCAAAGCTAATAAATCAGCTGCGTGATTACCGCTTTTTAGATCAAGTGCTTAAGACTGTGTTACATCCTCCAGCGTGTGATGATGCAACAGAAGAGTCCATGTACGATGATGACGGCAACCTAGAGTATGATGATGGTCTTGCTTCTTTATGCTGTGACGATGGCAAAGTTCGTACTCATGTCTATCAAACCAAGGAAACTGGAAGGTGGTCTAGTGCTCGCCCTAACTTACAAAATATTAGTAAGCAGAGAGATCCCGACTACAAACGATTACTTGGGGCTGAAGATTACAAATACACTTTGCGTAGTGTTTTAAAGGCTTCACCTGGTCATGTGATGGTAGAGGCAGATTATGTAGGTGCAGAGCTATTTGGTATGGCGGTTATGTCTGGTGACGAAAATATGATTAAACATGCGTTGCGAAATCAACTGCCTGAAACTCATCCAGATTACTATGACATACACAGTCAAGTAGCTTGTTTTGCATTTAAACTAACTTGTCCTCCGACAAAAAGCGGGTTAGCCGCTATCGGCAAGAAGCATATTAGGATCGTGGCCAAATCTGTAATCTTCGGTATTGCCTATGGTCGAGGTCCTAAAGCAATTGCTATCGCAGCAAAAGAACAAGGTATCGAAATTGAAGTAGATGAAGCACAAGCAGTCATCGATGCAATTTTTCTAATGTATCCAAGGTTAAGTCCGTTTTTCAACGAATGCAAACAGCGTGCAACTGGAGACTACATAGACCCACTGACCGGCACTACAGTGGCTGGTCGTTACTTATGCAATTGCTATGGTAGGTTTCGTAGATTTCCAGATGCCAACTTTGACCGAGGGTTGGCGGGTGAGTTTGAAAGACAAGCCATGAACTACCCGATTCAATCCATGATTGCATCAGCGGTCAGCCGTGCTTTAGCTTATATCCACGATTACAAGGAAAAGCAGTTGAAGCAAGGACGAGACCTATTCAAAGTCTTGTTGCAAATTCACGATGCCGTGTTGCTTGAAGTTCCTTACGAACATGTTAAGCATGTGTGTGAATATGTTTTGCCGACTTTTATGCGTGATGCAGTTCCAATCTACCCTTCTAGTTTAGATGGGCTACCTACTGGAGCTGGTCCCTATTATCTGGGCATTGAAATGGAAGTGGTAAAGCATTGGGGTGAACTTTTAACAGCAGCAGAGGCTCGAGAACTTGGATTGCCGGTTGGAGTTGGTGGAGTTGAAAGTTGTGTTGTCAATTACAGTAAACCTGATTAAATAAAAGAGTATTGTAATGTTTGTCGTAATCGAAGGCATTGATGGATCGGGCAAGGGTTCTGTAACCAAGGCATTGCAGTCAAGCTTGCAGGAAGTAGGCTTGACTGTTGAAACGATTAGTTTTCCTAGGTACACAGATACTCTTTATGGAAAGTTAGTAGGTCGGTATCTGAATGGTGATTTTGGAAAAAACACACATCCTTACCTACACAGCACTTTATTTTCCATTGACCGCTACGAATCTAAATCATACCTAGAATCGTTAATTAAAAACAACGATGTGGTTATTGCAGATCGTTACATACCTTCAGCATTGTGTTATTCCGCAATGAAAACGGAGGAAGGAGAACGAGATGAACTAATCAAGCATTTTGTTAAATTGGAATATGGCTTATGGCAGATGCCAGTTCCAGATGTAATGTTTTTTTTGGATGTTCCCACATCTTTTGCAATTAAAAACATTGCACAAAAAAATGTCCGTGGTTACACTGCTAAACCGAAAGATCTTCACGAAGAAGATGAAGTGTATCTAGAGAAAGTTAGATCTTTCTACACATCGGATTTAATGGATTATCATCCGAAGACTAGGTTTGAGATAGTTGACTGTATGGGTGGTTCTCAACTTTTGTCAATTGCGGTAATTGGCAATGAGATACACACCCGTGTTGTTTCCCTTTTGAAAGGTTTTACAAATGCGTAAGCAAAGATCGTTAGTTCCCCGCACCTTAGCTTCCTTAAATAGGCAGATGGATCCTGCCAAGGAAGACACAACTCGTAGGGGAGTTCCTATGGGTAATGTGTGCATCAATCCAAGTCTTACCAGTGTGAGACTTGAGAATTTGCGCTGCTACACCGGTGGCAAAACAGTGTTGCGTGTGTGGCCTATGTTGGATCCAGAAGATCCAAGTAACAAGCTGTTGAATGGTAGGCTATCTGCCATTGATATGGCGGGACTTGGTGGTATGTCTATATCAGAACCTGCTTACACTATCCAGTATGCTGGTATTAAAAGAGACACTCCACACTTCGGTGGTAATGGAGAGTTTCAACAATGCAGTTACATCATTGCGAGAAATAAGAGTTCTGTTTACGAAGGTGTAACTTTCTGGAACGAGCCATATGTAAAGCTTTACATGACAGTAAAGAAGGCATTTGAAGGTAAAGACTTTGGCTATGGTGGTGTTTACGATCCTCGTTGGAATGGCTTAATGAGTGCTAAAATGCCAGCACTTGGGGCTTTCACTCAGAAGTACTTTGTAATTGCTTCTGTGTACGAGAATGGTGATTCGCTTGACCTTTTACGAGAACACATCTCGTACAAGCAACAAGGCAAGGAAGTGTCAAAAGATATCCCAAGAAATGGGATACCATTAGGCGAAGGCGAGAATGATCCACTGGTTGTGCTCCCCTTGTCTGTGTCTGCCGGTAGAAACCTACTGAAGCTTTGCTGTATTGAAAAACAAGACTGGACAGGGGATGAACTAGCAAATCCTTCCCTTCCATTTAAGTATGGTGATCCTACTGGCATCTTTGATGCTAAAACAGGAACTGTTAAAGGTGGGTTATTCTTTACGATTTATAACCCTACTCAAACAGTAATAGAAAAGCACAGTACATTTGCAGGTGGTGCAACCAGCAAGATGGCTGTGGAATACGAAGCAGCAGTGTCCACGAAGTATTCAGGTCCTACTGGAGTTTTGACTCCAGACTTGAACAGTGAGCAAGTGGATCACATTCTTAGTAAGAATGTGTTCTTGTGGAAAGAAAATGCAGGTGACCCTGCTGATTCTTATCTGCTGCATGAGCCAACGATTGAAGAAAGGTGCGTGTTGATTGCGAAAGCATTTCGACAAATACCCCGACTCCTTGAGTTTGGTTGGATGAGCCACCCAGAGTATTTAAATTACGATGCGGTAGCTGCCATCCTAAACAACCGTGTAGTGACCTCGGGGGTTGCTGCTGCGGTCGAGGAGGATAGTGAGGAGGAATTGCCGGTTTATCCAAAGGTTAATCCTGTGGCTAAACCAAAGGTGGTTGCAGCCAAGGCGGGCGTTACCAACAGCCCTAACCTTGCTAAACCATCCAGTGGCAAAAAGTCCGCAGTAGAACTCGTAGATGAGTTTGATGAAGAACTCGACGAGGATAAGTTGGATGACGAGGAGTCTGATGATGAGTTTGACAACGGATCTAACGGGAATGCGAAAGTCAGCAAAAGTAAGTCCAAAGAAGAAGACTTCGGTGACGAAGAATTCGACGAAGACGAGCTTGAAGAAGACGACGACAGCGAAGAAGCTGACCCCGAAGAAGACGGCGAAGACGAAGACAGCGAAGACGATGACGACTTCGTTGACGAAGACGAAGAAAACAGCAAGTCCAAAGACTTCGATGAAGACGAAGAAGCCAGCGAAACGCTAAATGACCAGCTGAACAACAGCTTGGCCAAAGCGAAAGGACTGGCTCGAAGCCGTAAACGAGTTGCGCCTATTCCAGCAAAAGAAGAAGCACCCGCTCCTTCTCCTGTTAAGAAAAAGCGTCCACGTTAATTGGCACTACTGTTAATTTCAATAAGAGTGGGGTTATCAGCCTCACTCTTATTTTCTATGTAATTTAATCTGAGGAGTGGTTATGTCAGATGAGACAGATGACTTGCTAGATTCAGTTTTAAATCCGCCAGTTGCAGAGCACTCAAAAGTTAAACCTAAACCTAAACCTAAAGAAAAACCAACTGAAGCCAAAGTCGTTGCTCCTCCCCCTCACAAGATGGCTCACATACTTGAATCTAAGAAAAAGATTATAGGTTTGTCGGGTGGGGTTAAGTTAACTAATAAAGGTAAAGACACTTTACGAGCACGCTGGTCTAGAGAGAAGAGCGGGGAAAGCCGTAATGAGATGATGAACACATTGTTCTCAACTGCTCGAGATAAGTTTGGGGCAGATCGAGTGTTCGGTTCACGAGAAGAGTTAGGACAACTTGCAATTGGTATTCCTACTCCTTCACTGGCATTTGAATACTTGATTGCTAATGATGTGTTCCCATTGTCAAGTGTGATGATGCTTGCAGGTAGCTGGGGTAGCTGTAAGTCTGCGTTGGCTTATGAGTTCTTTCGCTGGTTCTACGAGCAACGAGGTTTAGCGGTACATATCGATACCGAGGATAAATTTGATGCAGATTTTGCATGCGACATCATGCGGGTAGAACGAGATGCTATTCCGATTTTGTCTAACCGAGCAAACTCTGTAGAGCAGATGCAGCAGATCCTCACGCATTATCTAAGAGAAGTGCAGCAAATGCTGGTAGGTACGGCTACTGAGCCTGGCCCAGGCAAAACCATCCCATGTTGCTTTTGTATCGATTCTCTTGCGGGGGCAACCTCAGAAGAGATTCAAGAGAAGATTATTAAGGAAGGTAATGCGAATCGAACTCATCCAATCAATGCATTGAAGAACACGCACTATTTGACTGGCATCAAAAAACAGTTTGAGAACTGGCCTTTCACTCTTTTGATTGTTAATCATCTCAAGGAAAAGACAGATGACCGAGGTAATGCCCATCAATACACGCTGGGTGGGCAAAGCTTTAACTTTCATGAAAGCTTTGAGCTTCGAAATTCGGTGTGGAAATCTAAGTTTAAAAACGCACAGTTTGAAGGGTTAGGCATTAAAATCCATTGTGCTAAAAACTCATTTGGTCCTACAGGTCGTGTTCTTAAAACTAGGTTTCTCTGGTGGATCGAAGATGAACCCGAGACAGGTCACCCTCGTGACATGTTCTTGTGGGACTGGAATTGGGCCCTATGTACCTTGCTGAATGAGATGGATGGAATTCATAAGGTAAGGTTGACGGATCGTGAATTAGTAATTAAATGTAAATCACCAGCTGCTGATGTGGAATGTTTAGCAAACTTCAGAGCTATAGGTATGGGTAAAGATGAATATTTGCCCTTTCAAGAAGTAGGGCAACTTATTCAAGATAACCCTAAGGTATGCGAAGGCATTCGGGATGCGTTGAATATTAAACGCAGATACCAGCTGGATAGGCCGTATGATGAGATTGTGGCTAAACACATAAAATCAGCGGAGTAACCCATGGATAAGATAAACCCATTAAATCCACTGCTCAGCAAAATCGCTAAGTTTGAGCATGTGGATACACATGGTAAACAATGGGAATCCAATCGAGTAGAATGGACTTTACGCAGACTGAAGTTAGAAAAGAAACGAAAAGAAATTCTAGAGCTAGGACCTTACTACTCTTTTGAAGCGTATAATCGAGTAGTTAACTTTCCGATGTACCTATTTGCGGAACCGTTATTAAATGTTCCTCCAATTCATCGGGACCCTAGAACTATTCATCCTTTTTGGTTTAAAGCTTTTCGTGGGCTTCCCTTTGTGGAACGCTACGAAGAACAACTGGAACCTTTGTTAGCAAAGTATCCAGATCGCCCTATTGGTATGGTGTTCCCAAGGAAGGGTTTCTTACAAGGATTGTTGATTCATAATGGTGACTGGGAATTGTTCGCACCGCTGCAAGCCAGTTGTCATGTATTTAAAAGCGGTAAAAAAAGAGAGATGAATCTAATTGTACAGCCGTACAGTGGATTCATCGACCATGTACGAGATGTTCTCGCATGGAAAGAATAATTTTAAAATCCAGATTTTAAGGAACGAACTATGAGTAAGACAAAATCAGTGACACCAAACAAGGTAGCAAGGTTAGACGTTAAGAAGCAGGAAGATAGAGAAGCCATTTTCTCGGAAATGGACCCCACGACACAAGCGATTGCTTTAGAAGTTGGGAAAAAGCTTCAAGTAGGATTTCAAGTTGCACTGTTAGTGCAGCATGATATTGGCACATCATGCTTAAATTTGCTTAATCAAGAGCATTTGAATGAAGCACAGAAAAAGATTGAGATACGAAAGTTAGCAGCGTATTGGAACTTGCCTAATTTAACTCCAGCTACGATTTATGATCTGTGTAATGTCTCGGCTGCTTTTACCCGTGATTTTGTTAAAGCACAGGTTGAAGAGAAGATGTCCAATGGTGGCTATCTGACGTGGAATCACTTTAAGGAATTGCAAAAGGTTAGCTCTGAAAAGCGACAGTTGGCATTGCTTAAGCAAGTGCGTAGGGAATGCTTATCCGCAAATGAGCTAGCCTTAGAGTTGCAAGGCAATAAGGAAGCTGAAGTAAAGAGGGCTGGTGGTCGAAAGCCTAAGCTGCCAAAGACCCCTGTTGCGATGCTTCAGAAGATTTACACCACTATCCAATTAGCTGACAACTACTTGGAAGCAGTGGCAGAGCCTCTTGATGGTATGTTTATGGAAATGCCTCCACAAGATGTGTCTGAGCAGTTTGTGAGCAACATCAAAAACACCATGGAGCGGATTGGTAGAACCAAAAACCAATTAGTAAGCACAATGGAAAAGCTTTCCAAAGTGCTTGAGCGTTCCCAGAGTGTTTTGATTAAACAAGCTCAACTGCCACTAAATAAGAATGTAATGGCTTCAGCTGCTAAGAAGTCAGTTGAAGAACTTCCAGAGTTACCTGAAACGATTCAAATGATTGATGAATTTGATGAGCCTCCTATTACAACGAAGAAACAATTACGAGGACGGTCCCCCCGCTAACATTAATTAAAATAAAAGGCCCACAGTAATAACAACTGTGGGCCTTTTTTTTAGCTATCATCAAAAGGAGTTATTTTATGTTTTCTGTGTGCGCACTCTTGTATGGAGACTACCTTAATCTGGCGAAGGATTTGTTAAGTTCTTTTAGATATACCGCACATATACAAGATATTCGTATCGGTTTAAATGAAGTTAGCAAAGAAACTAAGGAGTATGTAGAAGGCTGGGCAACAAAACAAATGCGTAGCTGTCCTGTTTATCTCTATGAAGAAGAGAATGGCAAAAACCTAGGCAAGTATCCTTTGATGCGACAGATGTTTAAAGATAGACAGTTAGCAGCTAAAACAATGTGGTTTGACGACGATAGTTTTTTAGACGCAACTTACACGGATTGGTGGGATAAGGCTTTAGCGATGAGTCAGCAATATACTCAAGTTGGATCTTTACATAGAATGTTGCAACAAGGCCGGCAGCATGAAGTAATTGTTAAACAACCTTGGTTTACAGGAAAACCATTTAATAACCGTAGCTTTTTTTTATTTGCCACAGGTGGTTGGTGGGTTGCGGATACTGCTTTTTTAGCTAAATGGGATTATCCTTTTGCAGACTTATATCACAATGGTGGTGATTCTATTTTAGGAGAGTTGATAAGGCAGCAAGGTGGCAGCGTAGGTGAGTTTCACAAAGGAGTACAATGCTGTTGCGATAGTTGTCTTAAAAGTTACATAAAATTAAACGCAGTAGTTAGGATCAATGTAGGGGGTAGAAATGGTAGACGAGGGATAGGTAAAACCTCTGAACAAACTCTTTGGAAAGATGGGAATGTTACTCCATCACTTGAACATCAAGTATTTAATTTAAAAATAACTAGATACGAAAATGGAGGGGTTGAATGACTATTGCAGAAGTACATCCTCCTTTACCGGAGATGTCAATCAAACGAGTATTGGCGGCTAGAGATAGATTAGTTGGAACTTTAGCCCCATTTATAGGTACTACACTAGTAGGTACTAATTTTGCATCTTTTGTATCCCAGCTGCATACTGCTTTACCGAATAACATTGTTAAAGCTACAGTGCATGCAAGCGTGAAAAGCTTAGTCGGCAGAGAGTTGACTCGCCAGTTATTAGTAGCCACTTGCTGGCGTATGGCTGGGAATCTACCCGCTTTAGCTTGTCAGCGACCGGTTACGCAGTGGCTACGTCAAATTTGTTTTGAATGGGTGCCAGCACGCATATGTGATGTATACACACATAGGCAAGGTAAACAGTTTGTAAATGCGTTTACTTTTCAAAGTTTAGCAGGGACTGTAGTTCCTAAGAAGTTAACGCAAACTTGGTCTTTAAAAAAGACGCAGTATCTGGCAACTTATCGTAATGCCAAAGGGTTAGGGTTTGGGTTTAATAGATCTCGCATAAATAGTAGAGGAGAGCAACGCAGCCAAGGTTTATATTTTGATGTCCAACAATTTTATGGGTTGCAATGTTTTCTATTACTTGACCCAAAACGCTCGCAGCAAGACCCTTTTGTAATAGAAATTGGACACAGTCATGCTACAATGACGCACAATCGTCAACTGATTGTGGCGAGAGATAGAAGTCAGACACCGTGTTTGAAAGGATTTCCAGAGACACACGAATGTTTTCGTTGCCCTTATGGTACAGATAATTGTCCTTTGGCAACGCATCTATTAACTTATAAAAAGGGTAAGTGTAAAAGGTGTAACCAGTTAAGTTTTTTGAATCCTGCAGAAATGGATCATATTGGGGTATGTATCGCATGTGCAGATGCTGAAAGGAAGTCATGACACTACAAGCTAGAATGAGTGCAGAAGATCGCCGACTTTATAACCCAAGTAGAGATGTTGCTCATAATTTTCAACAAGTTATGGAGCTAGTAGCAGCTAGACTAGAAGACCAAAGTTGGCCCGAGCTGGAAGAAATACTTCGGCGAGAAAAAGTAAGTATGGACGATTTAGGCGAAGCTTGTGGAGCTTATTGCAGTTATCTAGCCAATGCTGTTGATTTTCCCACTTTGTCTATGTTTGAAAGCTTAGCTCAGAGCAAGTTCTTCCAATGTAAACCAGGAGCTCAAGTAGCTGTTCTAGCTATGATTGGTACATGTTATGCTGGGCTACATTATGCAGGCATAAGAGAAGCCACGATTGCCAGTGAAGGTCCAATGCAGACCATTGGTGATTTAATGAAACATGCTGAACGTTTTCGTAAGTACGCTGGTATGTCCAGATGGCAACGCTGGTTTATTAAATGGAAAGCACGCATATACGCTAGCTTTTCGGCCTTATCAAAGTAAGAAAGTAATTGTAAATGATTATTGATGCATGGGGGCAAGAGTTCGCTACAAAGTATGGCAATACTTTACCTAAAAGCTATTTGTGTTTCGACACAGAGTTTACTGGGAGTAGCGAACAAACTGATCTAATCATGGAGATTGGTCACACAATAGTTGAAGATGGCAAAGTTGTTGATCAGCTTAGTCTTGTCCTTAACTGGTATGATCATCCTTCCATCACAGAAGATTGGTTAGACTACAAGTTAAATACCATGCGATCTATCATAGGGGAAGGCTGGCAACTACTACCGGACTATGTGAAGAAAAAAGGCATCAATCCTTTACAAGCCTTACAATTCTATTACAAGTTGTTTGACGCATGGAATAACAGAAATCTTCCATTTGTAGCTCAGAATGGGCAGAACGCAGATGAAAGGTTGCTTCGTGGTAACTTTAATAGATTCTTAAACAAAGGTTTTGAACTACCTTCTGATAATTACTTTGATGTGGGTGGCATTTATAAGGCTACACAGATATGGGAATCTTCAAATTCTAACTGTGCTAATTATCGATTAACCGTATTACCTTATAGGTCAGACGATTTAAAAAGTTACTTTAAACGAGTAATCGGAATAAAAGTAGCCGGAATTAAATGGTCATTGCCATTAATCTTGGAACAATATGGATTGATAGCTAAGCACAATGTTTCCCCAGAACAAATGCATAGTGCAGGTTTTGATTCGTTATGCTTGCATTGGATTATGGAAGAGTTTCGAGCACAGATGCAGAAAAAGCAAGAAACAAAGCCTAAGTCGATACTTGTGGCTAATTCTTCGCAATCAGATTTAAGGCAGCGTAACCCGACACGGCGACAGCGCTTAATATGAAAGGGGGTATAAGAATGAATCCCGAATTTGATATTGTAGATCTTGGTACTAAACATGGATGGGCAATGGATGAATGCCGTCGAATAGGTAACATGTATCTAAAAAATAAAGATTTGTTTGATAAACTACAGCCACGCCGTTGCGTTGGATATGAAAGACCAGAGATGGAAAAATATCGAACAATTGTTGAAAAAAAGAATTACAATTTTCGTATTGCGGATCTGGCAGTGGACGAATCTATTGCAGCTTTACCTAAATCAGAAATTTATCTTGCTTGGCATTTTCTTGAACATGTACCAAACAAAGAGTGGGCTCGAAAACTAGTATGGGAGTCATTGAAGAATGCCAAACATTTAGTTTGGTTTCGTTTACCTAGTTTTCAGCAGGATACTGAAAACGGAGAGGGTGTGCTTCGGCAACATGGTATGCGGTTTACTTGGACTTTTTGGCAAGGACATCCAACCCACTGGTTAGTCGAAGACTGCACCGAAGCTATTGCGACTTGGGCTAAGGAAGTGCCAAGTAGGGCATATGATTTATTTGTGAGACCTTCAAGTCTTGTGCATAACATGGCTAATTCTCGTGTAGTCCCTATTAATGCACCAATAGATACTCAAAAGTATGAACCTAGTCATGGTCCAAAACCATTAGATGTCAAATTTAAACAGCCGGTTGTTGAAGAGTGGGAAATTGTCGTAAGGTTCAAATAAGAATCAATGAATATAACTTTTATTATTAAAGGAAATACAAATATGGCAAAAAGAAAGAATTCTCGTAACAAAGGTGCAGTTGGTGAAAGAGAACTAGCTGCGGAATTAAATAGACTGTTTGGTGCAAAGGCACGAAGAGGGCAGCAATATAGCGGGTTAGAAGGAGAAGATGTTGTAGGGCTGGGCAATATCCATGTAGAAAGCAAACGTGTAGAAAAACTGAACATCTACGAAGCAGTAGAACAAGCGGTCACTGATGCAAAGTCTGTTAAAATACCTGCGGTGTTTCATCGTAGGAACCACAAACCTTGGTTGGTTACAGTTCGTTTAGATGACATCGAAGCATTTTCTATTGCGTTGCAAGAGGTGTTGTCTCAGCGACAGCCAACAAACGATACCGGTGTAGTGATTGTTTAATTTAAAATCCAGATTTTAGAAAGGATTGTAATGTCAGAAGAAGAACTCAAACCCACAGAGACAGCCACTAACCCAGTTGCCGACGCAATTGATCCGCAGCTCGTTACTGACATGGAGTTAGTCGCAGCAACCGCCAATAAATTAGTAGGTAGTCATCCTGGTTTCACCCAGCTTATAGCAAGCATGCTTGCATCTAGGCAGCTGTATGCTATGTGCCTTTATGAACTGGATTGGCTTTGTCGAGACACTGACTTTAGTGCTGTAGACACTGCCCTTGCAGACATGACAGACCAGCAGATGATCATGTTTAAAGAAGTGCTAATTAATGCAGCTGCTGTACAAGCTCAACAGCCCTTTGACGAGCAAGTTCTATTTGCTGGAATGACTCAAACTGTATTCCCTTGGATGCAGACTGTAGTTAAAAAACACAGTGAGCATCAAGCTGCAGAGAAGAAGAAAGGTAATGAACAAAGAGAAGAGTTGCGTGTTTCTACTCCTATCAATCTTGGATTTCAATTTTATGCAGAAAACGAAGCAGTTGAAACGCATGCGATCAATCGGCATAAACCTGTTTTGTTGGTTGGCAAACAAGATGCAGTCCGTTGGCTATTGCATCGAATTACTGAAAGTGTTTTAACTCCCGGAAGTGGTGCAACGCAGCTAACTAGGTTGTTAGAAGGTGCACCTAAGATTACTGACTCACATTTGGTTAACATTCCTAAAGATGTGTGGGAGAACTGTGCAAGCAGTAACGCAGGGTTTCAAAAGATTTATGACTTTTTTGTCTATCCCAAGCTTAATGAACCAGTAGATCTACTGATAGTTGATAACTTGATGCAAACTTGCAAAGGCATGACTTCTATACCTATTACAAGCATTGCAAACGAAGCACAGCGTAGATTTAAAAACTGGGGAGAGAAAGCTGGAGCTTTAGTTCTTGGGTGTATACCTTTAGACAGAGAGCTACGAGCAAACGAATTAAATGGGACGGAGTACGAAACTCTGAGAGTCCATAATGTCATTCGAGGAGTTGTAGCCGAACCTTGTATGGTAAACGAAGTTCCTCATGTCAAGATATGGGTTGGGCAGCACGAAGTTGCACAAATTACAGCTGCAGAACTATCTAATTTTCACATTAGTGAAATCATTATCGCTTAGGAGAACTTATGCGTGTATTTGTTAGTTGGGCAGATGTGACAACTGCGGAAGAAGCAGAGACAGCTCGATTAGATTGGGTAGAAAAAGCTAAGAAGTCTAAAGCTGCAGAGGATAAACAATTTGCAGCTACATTAGCTCCTACTCTGTGTCTTCCAGAGTATCACGAATACTTGCAAACCATGAAACAGCAAGAAAGTGCGTTCGCACAGTTAGACCCGCTCAATCGTAATATTCTTGCAATTCGATTTGTTGTTCCAGCTTTGGAAAAAGTGGTGACTTACCAACTTGCCAAGAGAGTACCTGGAGATAATAAGTTGGCGGTAAGCCTAGCAGCTCGTGCTTTCTTATTAAACACCTTTCCCGGTGAATGGGTAGGTAACTCACAGGCTAAGCACATTACATTTATAGGCATGCAAGGTTTAAAGAATTTTATGCAACGATTTGCTTACGCATGCGGGGCACTAGGACAACCTCTTCCATCGGCTTTATGGATGGACAGCCCGCAGTTAGAAATAGCGGATGCAATCTCAGTACGAGATTTAATGGAAGCTTGTGCTTTTACAGAGCCTATTGAGGAGAACAAGCAAAAATATACTGGATTAACACAAGGTTGGATGGGCATAGGAGCTAGTGCTGATCGTGATAGTTCTTTGCTAGTTGCTACATTGTTTAAATTAGGGTTTTGAACCATGGATTCTCCATTTAAACCAAAAGATGACAAATTCTATGAGTTTAAAGCATTTCGTGTACCAAAGTACCGTATAGAATTTCAACGGGCAGGGAGGCTCGAAGATGTTCCTGGTTATGTTTGGTACACTCCTGCTGCTTTGTATCTATGGGGTAGGTACACCGACACCAACTTAGCAGACTTAGTGCAACAACATAATTTAAAGATATTTTGGTACAAATTTGAGAAGCCAGTTTTTAATGGATTTAAGTTTAATGACGATCCTAGTTGGAATCATGTCTTATGGGCTTCAAGTGTTGAACAGTGGGGTAGTCTTGTAGACGGCATGCTCGAATCTGTTCAATTTGACATTCAAAACTCAAAGCTTTATCAATATGCTTTACAGCAATTAACCATATATGATCCTTTAGCTGTAGATGTGCAGCGAGTTGTTTCTAGCTTAACCCCTACAGTTAAAGTGCATGCTTTTGCTGTATTAAGTAATGAGCAACAATATGCTTTTGATGTTAGGAATAAAGATGTGCGGTTACTTCCATCTGTTTCTAGTTTTAAGCCAGATCCTTTACATATAAAAGCAGCTAATCGGCTTTTTTCTTACCCAGAGCTGACTCAAGATAAAGCATTTTCTCGATATAAAGAAATCTTGATTAGTGAACAAGATTTGGCTTATCAAAAACAAAATATAAAGAAAGGTAAACCATGAGTAAATCTGTAGAATTTCCATTACAATCATTACGCCAATTTATGCTGCCGGATCAAACTGTAAAGTTAAAGACTTTTGAAGCAAAAGATTTACAACAACTTGATACGCAAATTAATACATGGGTGAAACAAACCAATAACATTATTGCTATACCTGGCCCAGTAGTTATTACATCAGAAGGTGTAGTATTGAGTTTGACTTTTGTAGAAGCAGCAGAAGGGATAACAAATGGCTAAGACTAATGGCGAGAAATGGGAAGCTTATAAAGTTGCTGTACCCGGCTTAGACTCTTTGTTAAAACCAGCACTTACGGCATTATCTGACTCTGACATGGAATACAATTCATTAAAAGAAAAATTGCCTTCAGATGTATCAGCACAGATGCAAGATATAAAACAAGAAAGCGGTGAAGCTGGAACCAATATTAGTATTACGCATCATTGGTGTCTATGTGACATGCAAGAAGGAGATTTTCCTAGAGTGCATATTTACCCAAATTTGCAAAGTTTAAGCGAAGCAATTGCTAAACGAGAAGGAAAAGAAACCGCTGTGTGGGCAATGTATGGTATACCTTTACAGTTGACTAAGCCAATCCTTAAACCAAATGGAGATAAGCAGCGTTATTTGTTGTTGCCTAATCAAATGGCGGTTACTGTGGGTAACAAGGAAGATTACCAAATGATGGAGCAATCATTGTTGCCCCCGACAACTTTGGAAGAAACAGGATGGCTTGGTAATCCTTTATATTTAGAATCTCAACAGTTTTACACGCCTGGTTTTGTGGATGATGACCAGTTTTCAGAAGAACCAGACGAAGACTAATTCTTTTTTTTTAGCTATTGGACAACAATTATGGCAGATAACTCAGTTAGATCTAACACTCCAGACCCAACACGTTACCACGCTAACCAGTCAGGCATGACTGGCACCATGATACCTCGGTCTGGAGCTGATGGTCAATCTTTAGGATTTGACCCTAATCAGCCCCAGACTGTAATAGTAGATCCCGGAGTAGAAGGTGGTGGTTTTATTTTAGATTTAAAGGCAATATCTTCCTCTAGACCTCAGTTTAATTCGGAAGCGAAGCGTAGTGGTGTAGTCAATGATGTACATTCTTTTTACAAAGGGTTGAGTCAGCAAGTGCCGGTTTTAGATGAAAAAACAAACTATAACGAAAAGGAGCTGCGTGTGGATGAACCTCTTAAACCTTTAAATTTTCTTAATTCAAATGATGATTCTGGCGAGGATATGTTAGCAGCTCCCTCTCTAGGATTTGAAAATAATCCAACTACTAAACTTGCAGATGAAATTCAAAACCTATTACAAGTAGAAATGCCTAGGGTACAAAATGCAAAATTAGAATTTCAAACTCGTAAGTTGCAAACAGAAGCGGCAATTGCCGCCCTGTCGTCAACATCTAACCCTCAGCAATTAGCTGACCAGACTAACTTGCTAAACGCGCTCGTTGGTAGAGTAAATAGGCTAAGTGCTGCTTCCGTTGAGCACAAAGAAATGCCTGATTCTATACAGACAGCCTTTGCTAAGCTACAAATTCCATTCTTTTCTGGAGTTAAACCAGAGAGACCGCTATATGAAGTCTATTTTGAAATGGCAAAGTTAGGTACAATGTCTGCAAGGTACCATGCAGTGATTGCTGGGGATGCTTGTGTTGCTTTGGTTTATGACACTAGATTTGAAGATGGATTTCAATATTTACCTCCAAATCTAGGGGAAGAACAGATTTCAATTTCTGTTCCCAAAACCAAAGAAACTTATTTGTGCTCTTCACTTGGGCTGCATTGGTCACTTGGTTGTTTAGATGTCGTTATTTTAATTCGATATAAGGAGGATTAATGCAATGGAAAAGAATGGAGCTATTACAACAAACACCCCTAGATGTGGCGGTGGTTGCGGCTGTGGTGGTAATTGCAGCTGTAAAACTAAAACAGCTGGTGCAAAACAACTTTTGTTATTTCCAGAAACTAAGGAAATTGCAGACAATCTAGACCAAGACTTAATTAAAAAAGCAGTAGAATTAGTTAAAGATAGCAGTAAACCAGCTCAGTAATTATAGCTGTGCAAAATTGCTAGGGAGAATCAGCAATGTCAATGATGTCTTCGGGCAGCCAATTCTTTAATCGCAGTGCCACTAATACCGGTTTTGCTGACCCTTTTAATGACATAGCCACTACGCAAATGCCGACTACTATGAAGTCGGCATTGTGGTGGTCTGAGTACATTTGGACTGTGCAGGGCACCTACCGCATGGCAATGGAACGCATTGTCAGCTATTTCATCACAGATATTGAAATAGGGGGAGACACTAGTGACGACGAAAAAAACAAGTATTCTGACTTTTTAAACAAACAATTGCATGTGTTAGATTTCCTTGGGCAAATTATGCGAGACCGCCTTTGCTATGGAAATTCTTTTTCTAGCGTAGTTGTTCCATTTCGTAGGTTTCTTCGCAATCCAAAGACCGGAGATATCTACCCACTTAAATATGTATACGATAATTTTGATTTCAAGTTTACAGAAGATTTCAAATTTGAAGCTACTTGCCCAAAGACTAAATGGCGTGGTGCTTGGATTGTTGAAGATAAGGCCAGAGAAGAATCAAAGCATGTAATTTTAAAGCGATGGAGTCCCCACGAAATTGAAATCTTGCATGACCCCTACACAGACGAAGTATCTTATCTATGGCGTATTCCCGAGTACTACAAGAAAATGATTAAAGATGGGAATCTATTTCATCTCGAGCGAGCAAGTAAGCAAGTGCTTGAAGCTATTCGTACAGACAAATTGTTTAGATTTAATCCAGATGCCATTTTTCATATGAAAGAACCAACCTTAGCGGGTATTCGTAACCTAGGCTGGGGTTTACCACGCAGTTTAACCAACTATCGCCAAATATGGTATGTGCAGGTCCTTCGTAGGTACAATGAAGCCATCGCCTTGGACTATGTTATCCCCTTCCGTTTAATTACCCCTGCTGCCCGCAGTGGTGGCTCTAATGCAGGTAGTGTGGCGACACAAGACCCCATGTCTATTTACTCAGCTGGTGACTTTCGATCTCAAGTCAGACAAATGATCAACAGACGCAGACGAGATCCAGCAGCTTGGCAGCTTCTGCCTTTTCCAGTTAACTACCAGATCCTTGGGGGAGATGCGAAACAACTAGCTCCCACTGAGTTGATTCAACAAGGTACTGAAGAGTTATTAAACGAATGCGGTACACCTGTGGAGTTCTATCAAGGTTCCTTGTCGCTACAAGCTGCCCCTGTGGCCCTTCGCCTTTTTGAAAGCACCCATCGTCAGCTGGTTACAGATGCAAACTCCTTTCTGCAGTGGATGTGCACTGCTATTAGTCAAATCATGTCTTGGGAAACAGTGGAGTGCAGCTTACAGCGTGTTACTACTGCGGATGATATGCAGAAACAGATGGCTGCGTTGCAGTTAATGATGGGGCAACAGTTGTCTGGTACAACTGGACTTCGAGCAATGGGCTACAGTTGGGACGCAGAACAGAAGTTACTTGCAGAAGAAGCAAGCAAACAACAGAAAATGCAAGCTCGTCAAGCGGAAGAAGCAGAGCAAGCTGGGTTCGCTTCTCAAGTGTCTAAAGGTATTAACCCAGAAGCTGGGGCAGGTGCTCCTCCTCCAGGTGGTGCCCCTCCAGCGGGCGGTGCCCCTCCAGCCGGTGGCGGACCTGCCCCAGCGGGTGCAGGCGGTGCACTTGGTGGCGGTGTTCCAACCCCCGTCACGACTTATTTGGCTTCAATGGGACCGAATGCAGCCATTACCCCTAATGATCTACAGTCAGCAGCAGAACAGCTTGCACAAGAGTTGTTAGGCATTCCTGAATCCGTCAAAGATTCTGAATTGCGCAAACTTAAAGCAAATAATCCTACATTGCATTCAATTACTCGCACTAAGCTAGATGAACAGCGTAGGCAGATGCGTATGCAAGGCGGGGCTATGTTACAGCAGCAACTACAGCAGGGCGGCGGAGGCAGCTAAAGAAAATATTATGCTTAAAATTGGGTTCATTTGCCCCGTATACAATGCGACAGCTTTTGCAAGTTACACTCAAAAAGCTTTAAAGTCTTTTTTTGATACTACTCCAAATGGTGTAGCTATCGTCGTAAACGATGGAGAAGCTGGGTGGAGCAATGATTATGAGCAGTCATTGCAGCAGCTAGCAAATAGCTACCCCACCATTTCTTTATATATTTTAAATTTCACTGAATCTGCAGGACTGACTCGAAGCTGGAATGCAGGGCTTGCGTTAGCTTCAAAACTAAAATTAGACTATGTTATTGCGGGGAATAATGACATCATTTTCTCGGCGGGTTGGCACGAAGGGATGACATATGCTTTAGCTAATGGTTATTCGCTAGTTGGCCCAATCTCTAACGCTCCTGGAGTCACAGCCAAAGGTAGACAGAATGTGGAAGCCTACATACCTAATTACAAGCTTACGGATGATTCGGTAGAAATTGAGCAAGTCGCAACGCAATTAAAGCAAATGCACTTTAATAAAATTTTAGAAAGAAAAATCAATGGGTTTTTCTTAATGGCAACTTTAAAAGCTTGGGAAGATGGAAAGTTTGATGAGCGTCATTTTTTCAGACCTAAAAATAAATATTATGTCTATGGTAGGCTTAATCCAACTCCTATGATGACCGGAAATGAAGATGAGCTACAAGCACGCTGGGCTAAAAAAGGAATGAAATCCGGTGTTGTTTTAAGCACTTTTATTTTTCATTATCGATCTGTTTCTAGAGGTGACAAATATAAGTGGGGAAGATGGTACCGGCAATCATGAGTAAAACGCTAGTCTACAGTTGCGTTGCGGGTAAACATGATAATGTTACAAAAAGCTTGTTATCTTCGCTTGCTCCTACAGAACAGGATGTAGAGTATGTCTTATATACCGATCAAACAATTAAAAATGCTATTAAAATAAGCCAAGACTGTTATCAGTATCAAGCACCTAATGGAAGTATTGTTTGGCAGATAAAGCCTTTAGTTTGGACGCACCCTTTGTGTAAAAGGCGCACAGCTCGTTTCTGCAAAGTTAACCCCCATATCTTTTGTACTGATGATATAACCCACACCCTCTGGTTGGATGGAACTCAAATCATCAAAGAAGATGTAAAATTAGTAGATAGTGTGCTGCCTTTTTTAAAAGACAATTTTATTTCTACTTTCAAGCATCCTGAGCGTATTTGTATTTATCAAGAACTGAACGCATGCATAAAGTACAAAAAAGACAACAAAGCATTGATGCAGCAGCAAATTGCAAACTATCGAAAAGAAGGTTATCCAGCTTACAACGGGTTAGTAGAGACAGCTTGTTTACTACGCAAGCAAGGGGAAGCAACTACGGAATTTAATAAGCATTGGTGGGCCGAGATAGAGCACAACAGCTATAGGGATCAATTGAGTTTTAATTATGTAGCATGGAAAAATAAGCAAAAATATGGTCTAATTCCAGGAAGGCGGGATAAATCTAATTTTTTCCATCACATGATTCATTCAAAATAGATAATTCAAGCCTAGGAGTTATCGTGCTCAAAGTTGGAATTTTTGCTCCCTATGTTCGCAACGAAACCACTTTAGCAGCCGTGCAAATAGCAGACTGGTTAGTGCGTTGCGGTATTGAAGTAGAATTTCTAGCTGATGGTAAGGTTTCAAAGGGCATTCACCCTATATGGGATTGTAAGGTTAAACGAGCAAACGAAGATTCGATACATCATTGGGCTTTTCAAGCAACACATTTGTGCTGGTTTAGCCCTAGCATATGGGCATTACAAGAAGCTAAGCTAGTAAGTTCATTTAGCCCAAAGTATCAGACTTTACATTATTACTTCCCTTATTGGGGAATGTGGAATGAAGATAACTCAACATTTCTAAAAATGGCAGATCGAATTATTTGTTTAAGCCATGACTTATCTAATTGGTTAGACAAGCATCAAGGCAGGGTTTTGCCTAATCGCACTTGGGCTAACTTGGTAGTTCCGGATAAATTGTTATCTCCAAAGTGTGGGTGGGTACAGCCTGGCCTTCAACAGTTTTTAATTGTTTTATCTAAGTCAGTAAAATTAGATATGGGACCAGAACTGTTAGATATATTTTATTCGCTTTTAGACAATTACAGTGGGACTAGATTTACTTTTTTGTTAGAACACTCCATGCCTCGCAGATATCGTACAGATATCAAGCAGCTTCAACAGGCTTATCCTAATAGAGTTGCTTGTGTAACCAGCCCGCCTTACTATGACTACAGTAATCTAGCTCGTCAGCATGATTGGGTCTACATGGCGAACACTAGATATACTTATGGGTCGGTCATGGCAGCCTTGGTTAGTAGTTCCTCAGTTTTGGCTTGTCATGATATTCCTCCAGTGGGAGCCCATTTGGTGGACGACTCCAATGGTAAGCTAATTGTGTGTGGGTTAGATGAACAGCCAGCTCCTATTGCCGAAGTGTCTTTAGATGATGTGGAAATTGCCTTGTCGGAGTTAGCTGAGGTTCCCACAGAGTTACTAGAGTCCATGCAGCTGGTTACAGCAGAGTATGTGCGTAAGAAACAGAAAGCTTTTGAATGGTTCATTTGCAACGAGTTTGTGTAACCAAGCATGTGTTGGTAGCGGGTACTCCCGGAGCTTGGGTAAACCAAGTAGCTAGAAGATTATACAATTTTGGCTGGGCAGTGTTGTGGCCTAATCAAGACATAGAAATGCCACATGTTAATTTTTATTTTGAACATGATTTTCAAAATTACGAGTCACAGAGGATTCATGAAGATATTTGTGAAAACCATGGAGTTAGTTGTTTAAGTGATCAGATTCCTCTTTATTACCCTACTCCATTTCCTGGCCCAGCTGAGTTTATTGCTAAATTCAATAGTCCTGCAGTTATCTCGGGCACAACAATGGCTCCATTTTTAGATTTGTGGGTTAATATAACTAATATTGTAATAGATGTACAAGCAACAGAGGCTGAAGATGCAGCTATGATTACACGTTGGACCAAGGGTTCGTTTAATCCTGATTACATAAAATCTATCTGCAATTGTTACCGTAAGAGGTACAATACGCACTTGAAATTGTTTAATAAAGTTTTCACAATGACAAACTCTGAAGTTAAAGACAATCAGTTTGAGAATTTAGATAAGTTTCTAACTTCTATTTAATGTTTTTAAAACAAGGATAACGCAATGAGTAATTCAGATGGTTCGATTGAGCAGCAAATGAAGGCATCGTTGAGCAAGGCATCGGGCATCCCCATTGCCACCCCTCCCATTGCTGCCCCAGTTGCCCCTGTCGCCACACCTTCAATCGCACCTCCAGTTGCAGCCCCCGGCGTTGTGCACATAGGTAACATCGCTGCAGCATTGAATCCTGCTGCCCATAAGCAAGCGGCAACCCAAGTAGTGGTAAACGATGCCTTTCCTTATGATGTCGCATTTAACATGGCATTTCTGGGGTCTGGGCAGGGCGGTGCTCGCTTAGCCTCCAGCTTCTGGTCTTTAGGCTATAGACGAGTGGCCTTATTCAACACCGCAGAGAGCGACTTCCAAGGATTACCCGATGAGATTCAGCGACATACGCTGCAATTGGGTGGAGCTGCAAAAGATGCGAGGTTTGCGGAACAAGCAATAAATGGACACGAAGAGGAAATCTGGGATCTGTTGCAACGCTCGTGGGGCAACGATGTGGACTATGGCCTAATCTGTGTAGGTTTAGGTGGTGGTACTGGCTCTGGTACTAGTGGTAAGCTGGTGCAAGTGGCTAGAGAGTACTTAGAGTCTAAGGGCAAGCCACCTCGAGTTGGAGTGATAGCTTCAATTCCGGCTTTTACGGAAGGTCAGCAAGTATGTCGTAATGCAGTTACATCTTTCCAAAGACTAATGGAGCTCAAAGTAAGCCCATTAATCTTGATTGACAATGCCCGCATTAACCAATTGTACCGCCCAGGCATGGCACAGCTGTACAATGTGGCTAATAGCACAGTCAGTCAGCTATTCCATTTGTTTAACCAATTGGCTGCGGTACATAGCCCTTTAATCACCTTTGATCGCAGTGAGCTAGCTCAGTTGCTGGATCATGGTATTTGTGTGATGGGTGCAGCTAGCTTACAAAACATTACAAGTCCTGCAGACATTTCTGCAGCGATTAGAGATCAGCTCACTAACAATGTGTTAGCTGAAGTAGATCTGAAGCAAGGAACTAAGGGTGCTTGTCTGTTTGTGGGAGATCAAAACCACTTAGACAACCTTGGTTTGGAATACTTCGATGCAGGGTTCACGCAAATGAATCGTACATTGAAGGGTGGTACTAGTGTAGTGCATAGGGGTGTGTACATTGGCTCATCGCCCGGTTTACAAGCCTATGCTATGATTAGTGATCTTAAGCCACCCTTGCCTACCTTGGCTAAGTTGGCAAAAGAAGCTAACATTTCTAAAAGTCAGCTGACCAGTGGGTTAGCTCAGTTCCTCGGTGTGAATGATTAAGAAAGGATTGATATGAATAGTACTATAAGCAAGATGTCTGGAGAATTGGTAGACTTGCTCAGTTATTTGGAAACAGAGTATCGTAAGGCATATGAGATACCTACAAGTATTTCTGATGACTCTGATAAGTTCCTTGATTGGGCAAAGAAGCTATTGTCAGAAAAGAGACCAGTAGAAGTGTTCAGTGTAAGTAACAACTATGGCATCATGTTGTCAAATGGACAAAGACTTAAAATCAGTCCAGATGTAACTGCAACTAAAGCCGTAGCGGGTACAATGTCGAGCCCAGATTCATCGATTGCTATCTTTAATACTTAGTATTTTGCCTTATTAACGGCGGGAATGAAAGGATTCAACCCGCTGTTTTAACTCACAAAGGAATTACAAAATGGGTGCTAAATATAGGTCAATGCGTGGTGACAAGAACCTAACGCAAGGGCTGTTAGACCTTATAAGCTACATAAATAACATATATCCAACTAAAAGCATGAGACTACTTGAGATAGGGTCATATACTGGAGAATCCACTTCAGTCTTCTGCCAGCACTTTGAAAGTGTTACCGCTGTAGATCCTCACAATATAGTTGATTCCAAATTTGCTGATGGCAATGAGGTTCATGGTGCATTCTGTTTTAGGATGAAGCCCTATGCTAACCATAATTTAATACGAAAAACCTCTAATGATGCTTTTGAAGAGTTAGCAAATCGACAGTTCGATGTGGTGTACATAGATGGTAATCATGATTATGACTATGTAAAGAAAGACATATTAAACTATCAAAAGCTAGTAAAACCGAATGGCTTTATTACTGGGCATGATTATGAAGATGGCTGGCCGGGCGTAGAACAAGCAGTTAATGAGTGCTTGGGTAAGCCTCAAATGAGATTCAGAGACGCAAGCTGGTTAGTAAGAAAAACTGAAAAGGAATAACATGATCGTATCTAGCATTATTCAAATGAGAGTGGGCCAGTATGAGCAAGGTTTGAGGGACATGATAGCGTATATAGATAAAAGGTCCCCAATCAAAAACATGAGGTTATTGGAGATAGGTGCTTACACAGGTGAATCCACCGCTATCTTCTGCCAAAACTTCAAAACTGTAGTTACTGTTGATCCTTTTTTAGACGACTACGATGGTAGTGATAGAGTCTGTAGTGAGGGTGTGCCCATGTCTGCCATTTACGTTGAATTCTGTGCGAGAATGGGTAGATACAATAATTACGAACTAATAAAAAAGAAGTCTGATGATGCGATCCAAGAGTTAATGAATAACCCAGTAGTGCACTGCTTTGATGTTGTGTATATAGATGGCATGCACCAGTATGAACAAGTGAAGAAAGACATATTGAACTATAGGGATTTAGTTCGTAAAGGTGGGTTTGTAGCTGGGCATGATTATGGTGGTGGCTGGGTAGGGTATGTCGATAAGGCTGTGAATGAGATCTATGGGGAGCCAGATGTTGTTTTCAATGATACTAGCTGGTTAGTTAGAAAAGGCACTTGACATAAATTACAATATCGAACACCCTTATTTGGCTAATACCCTTGAAATAGGCCGATATTGTGACGGATATCAGAATAGATGGAGAAAGGACGAGCTAATGGCTAACTTATACGGCAATTTAGTGGACATCGTGGCGGAGCATTTGGACATAGCTGCGGACCGCATTCGAGCTACCGATACCTTCCATTCGTTAGGAATAGACAGTCTTAGCTCTATGGAGCTATGGTTCGTGATTGAAGATCGCTGGGGCATAGACAAAGCTATATTAGACAATGGCATGCACCAAACCTTGGGAGATCTAGCACACCAGCTAGAGCAACAGGTGCAGAAACGTGGCATGCCCGATAAACCGGTTTTTATTAAGTGATGAAACTTAGTTTCAAATCCGGATTTTAACTTGCAAGGATGCATGTATGTGGTTCGCACTATCGGATGGTGGTGAATTAAACAAATCTGAATTTCTAAATGAACTTCGCAACAATCGTGTATGTCCTCTGCTGGTGTACCAGAAGGAGGATCAACCGACTGTCCCTACATTTGCGAGCCAAGAGCTTGCTGCCCGATTCGCTAGGCGAAACACTTCCAAGGAATGCTCAGTTGGAGCGATGGAAGCTGTAGAGGAAGACATGGAAAAGCTCCGTAAGGAAGGCTTTGTCTTCGAGAAGCTGGAATGGCCCAATCTTCGTAGTGTTACTGTACATGTCCTATGGATAGATCGAGAGGTGGAACCGATAACCAAAGGCTTTAGAAAAGACATTAGTTGATGTTATAAACTCTCTTGAAAGGAATTCTCATGTTTAATTGCGTATTTGTTTTAATTGCACTGCCCCTGCAGGGAGCAGTTTCTTTCCCCAATGCGGGCCAAGATCAATACTTATCCTTAGCGGAACAACAAAGGATCCATAAGATGTGGCCCAAGGGATTAGCATTCCCCGACAGGCTACACTTCTACAACCGATCTAACTACAGCCAGCGACTCACCATCACCAATGGACTGGATCACCATGTCTGGGTACCTACCAGCCAAGATGACAGCATTGCAAGGGAAACTAATCCTAACCGCAAGTTCCCTTGGGCAACCTCGGGTGGTACAGATGATCTAGCCGACTTTGTATCCTATGTGGGAGTCTCGTTCCCCAAGGATGCGGAAGTAAACCTCTACATTGAACATGTGGATGCAGGGGCAAGAAGGGCATTACCCATGCACAAGTGGGGTTGGCCCAAGGGTTCTATCTTCATTGACATGCTAACGCACAAGAAACAAACCTTTGAGGTGCGTAAGCGAGAGAAGGTAGGTGAAGATGAATGGACATCCAAAGTAATATTCACCGATGTTGATTGCGCCCCTAGTGGTTTCACTGGTGCGGGGCAGTCCTGTATGTCCTGTCACGGTAAGACTGGTAGCCAAGATGGCTATGGTATTAGGATCCGTGGTGGCGACACAGTGTTCTCGCTGACCCCAATCAGTCTGATACCTAAAAAATAGCACTATATCTCTGTTAGGCTGAGATATGGAAGCATCGCCAGTCTATATTGTAGGCTGGCGATAATATTAATAACTTTGATCATATTTGTAATGCTGCTGTGTACTATTTAGGCATGTCTTGGGTAGACTCATATCTTATGAGACGCACTATGAAAACAGCCAAAGCCCTACCCGATATCGCTTCAGCCCCGCATCTGACAGCATGGCCTGTATCAATGCAGATAAGTCGTTGTAGACAGAAGGCTACGCTTCAAGATATGAGCTCTAAGGGGCTATCTGACCTAGTGTGTAATGGTTGGCACTGTAACTTAAATCCGGAATTTAACTGCTTATCTGTGAACCTAGTAGCAGGTCAAAGAAAGTCGTTATGCCACTGGATTAAGAAGTTCAGCATGCTAGGGCATGAGCACTGCATACTAGTACAGTTGCCTAAGACTGAAGTATTGCTGTACCGCCCTGTGTGTACGCAAGCTAGTGAAGATTATCTCTGCTTCCATTACTTAAACCGAATATACCGACCTTGGAAACAATTCACCTTTAACAAGGAGTCTTACCATGGCCAAGAAGAAACCTAATACAACTGCATCATTACAAGAAACTGTGTTCCACTTCAAACCTGCAAACCCGACTCAGATCAAAGTTGCTAAAGATTACCCCACCCATGACCTCATATTTCTCACCGGACCCGCTGGAACCGGCAAAACTCATTGTGCCCTAGCCTGTGCACTGCAAGAGCTGTTAGCTGGTGAAAAGAAGCAGATCCTTGTGGTTAGGCCCATTGTAGAGGTTGGAGATACTCTGGGATTCCTCCCAGGCACCGTGGAAGAGAAGATAAGTCCTTACTTCGATCCAATCCGAAGATTGATCAAACGCTTAACTTATAAGTTGCCTGAGGAAGCTGTGTTGTTTCAGCCCTTAGCCTATATGCGGGGCGATACCTTTGAAGACACTGTATTGTTCCTTGATGAGGCTCAAAACGCAACCTATAGCCAACTTAAGATGTTTTTGACTAGGGTGGGTAACAACTCTAAGGTACTCATCTCCTGTGACCCCGAACAAACTGATGTTAAACCACACAACCCTGACAACACACCTTGTGATATACTGTCTGTGATGCAGCGATTGTCCTCTATGCCCACAGCATGCACACACACCTTTACGGAGGGTGAGTCTCTTCGCCATCCGTTGGTGCGTGAAGTGCTAAAGAGACTTTAAATTAACGAGACTAACCATGGCTAACATTCCTAAACTGCGATTGATGCTTGCTCGGATGGAGAAGACTGCGTCACGCTGGCGTACAGTTCAAGGCTTAACTGCTTTGTTGGGTAAAGATGTTGTTGCAGAGTATCCACGAATTGGAGCATTGCAATTAGCAGCAAAGCAACAAGGCATAAAATTACCAGGAGAAGGGTTTGCTAAGGCATTAGATAGCCTGCCTAGCGGCCCAGCAGGTGCAACTATAGGTTTTTCAAGATCTGCAGAACCTGCTCAAGTATTTCGTGGCGGGAATGTAGCTGATTTGACTCGTGGAGGTTATTCTACTGATTATCTTCATGCTACCCCATTTAAAGGCGTTGCTGCGGCATATGGTCGAATAAAGCAACCAAGACTGTTAGGGCCACGTTCTAACTATGTTCCCCCTGACAGTTATGATGGCACTGTTTACAGCCCTAAAAGTTTAGTTGGTGTTTATGGAACAACAAAAAATCAAAGATATATGCCTGATTATGGCTTTGAACGAGATCGAACTCAGCTGATGGGTCATGATAGAATTGATCCAACTAGAGGGTTAAATTATGCCTATAGGGCATGGCAAGATTCAATGAAGATAAAGAATCATATTCGTAAACACCAATTGACTTCTATTACCCCAAAAAATCCAATCCCAGAAGTGTTTCAACCTTTCTTCTATCATACCTCAAACAGATATGAAACACTAGTAAAGCCATCCCAACTGCAGTCCGTTTTACTTGACGGCCAAGTACTTCCCGCAACAGCTAAAGGACGGGAGTTATTACAGACTGGTACGCTGCCTGCAGGTGCTCAGCTCCCACCAGAGATTCTTAAATCAGCAGCTGATTTAGATAAAGAAGCCGGAATAGCAGACATAGCTAACCGAGTATTGAGCACTCTCATAAAAAGTCCTATTACTCCTAGCTTTGTTAAGAACACTTTTTACCCAGGCTTTCCTGCGGTTAGAGAAGCGT